TATCCATACTATTGATATAATTCTTCAAAGAATTGAAATATGTAATTTGATATTTCTTATGGTATATACCAGCAGATATAATTCTCATCATATCTTCTGCACTATAATAAGTACAAAGTCCACCATCGGCGTGATATGATACACATTCCGCACCTAAAGCCAATTCTTCCTTACATTCCATAAGATTGATTTGGTCTTCTTTGGTAAGTGCAAAATGATACGCCTCGCCGTCTGTAAGAATTACCGTTATTCCATTTTCAATTACACTTTGACAAACTCTACTCATATATGCAATTTTAGTGTCTTTAACAAACTGTAAAGAACGTCTATATTCGTCCTCGGCTGCTTTTTCTTCGTCTGATTTTTCGGGTTCGGGTTCAGGCTCAGGGATATACGGGTCAGGGTCTATAACCTCTTTTTGCTCGTCTAAAACCTTTTTGAATATTTCATAATCTTCTTCGGAAATTTCTGTAATATAAACATCAATATCCGTACCCTTAACTTTAAGAACAACATCATTAGGCATAGAATCAGCACCGCTAATATGATAGATACTATCTCCATCAGACGATACTATACCTATAGGGTTGTAATCTCTACTACAAGCGACAAATGTTTTTAACCGTTCATTATAACAAACGTATGTAATATCCTCGCTTGTGTTTACATCAATAATGTTTTGATTTTCTGTTATCTTATAGAAATTCATCTACATTACCTCCATTTGTTTCTTTTTGAGAGTAATATTGCTCTCGATATGTTACATACGGATTTTCGTCAATACTTGTAAAGAAATCTTCTGCCAAACTATACATTATTTCCTTCTCTTTTTCTGTTGCTATTTTATGTTCTTTTGCGATTTGTTTTTTACTTTTAGGTATGTAATTATATAATTCCTTATAGATGTTATCCATATTCTTAACAGTAAAATATGAATTGAATTGTTTTACAAACCCTCGCCAAGAAACATAAGCATTTTCAACATCTTTTATTGACATTTCTCCGTTATCTACCTTAATTTTAAATTTTTTAAGTTTTCTTCTCATACGAGTTACACTATCTCTTGATATTTTCATAATAATACGTCCTGTGTCAGTCAAGATAATCCTTTTCTTTAAGAAGTTAAATCCTTTATCTAATTTACAGATATACGTTTTTCTATCGTTCAATTTAAGATGTAATTCATCACACATTTCTTTAATCTCTTTTAATAAATCGTGAAGAAATTGCTTGTCTTCACAAATTATCAATCCATCATCCATATAACGAATATAAAACTTGACTTTATATTTGTCTTTTATCATATGGTCTATAGGATTCGCATATAATAAAGCAATAAATTGAGATAATTCACTACCCAAACCGATACCCACACGTTTATCATTGTCATCAGCATACACAGCCATAGCGTCAGAAATTAAATTTAATAATTTCTCATCTTCAACTTTTTTTGCTATCATCTTTAATGCAATTTGGTGGTTGATACTTCCGAAATAATCAGAAAAATCATATCTAAGAACATATCCTTTATTTCCGTGTTTACGATAATATTTTTGTAACATAGCGGTAACTCTATTAAAAGCAAAAGATATACCTTTATCTTTAAGTGACGCACAATTATCATATATAAATGAATTACGAAATAAAGGTAATAATAAAAATTGACAGAGTACCTTTTGAACTACTCTGTCACGAATCTTTATACTTTTAATATGTCGTTTTTTACCTCTTTCAAAAATATCAAATTCATTTGTTTCTTTGAACTCAAATGTTCCTTTTCTTAACTCGTATAAAATTATTATACAATTATAAAAAACAGTCCTCATAAAGTTTTGAACACTTGATTTCCAACCAACATTTTTCTTGCATAATTTAGCAGACTTTAATAAATGTTTCATTGTAAAAACTTTTTTAAAACTATATGTCTTGTGAAGACTGCTGTTGGCAGCATTATTATCTTCATCATTCAACTTCTTATTTTTTGGTTTATTTGTTATATGATTTAACAAATGTATCTTTCTGCCCTTCATCTCTACACCTCACTTAATTCTTTATTCGCTGTTGCCATCCTTATCCGATACTAACGCAAGCGTTAATCGGGGATATGGCACTAATTTATTTATCCCAAACAGGATAAAAGGCTCGTTTTCTCCTTTCTCTTGTTGAAATTATAATATACTTGACTTTTATCTCAGCATTTATTCCTATTTGAATTTACTTCAATCTAAACACCAATAATAAAAAATATATAATAATTTGCTTTTTGATAGACAAGACACCATCTCAACAAATAATCTCAATGTAGAGAAATCCGGCGAAACGCCATTAGTATTGTTAGCATTATTGTTGTTGAAGTTGCCGTTGTTGTTCACATTGACGAAGTTGGAAGTAGAATACGGCGAACGCAACAACAACCAAACAGAAAACAAGCCAAAATAAATATAAAAAACATAAAAATAATGCTAACATAGATGATTTTTATATTTATAGCTTTTATATTTATTCAACATAAAATTTATGTCCTCTTAACAAGCTTATTATAATTATCAATTTCTTGTTTTTTAGAAGACTTATTGCTATTATTAGTTGTCTTTTTATTACTCGTAGATTTACCATTATTATGTAGTTTCTCAGAACTCTTATTTAGACTTATTATTTGCTTTTTCTTTTCGTTCATAACAAAATAAATATGCTTAATCTTTCTTAAAAAATCATCTAACATATTAGCAGTTATTTTTTCTTCTAATATCTTATTAGCATTTAATATCGCAATTTTCTTATATCGTTCCATTTTTTCTACATATGTATCTAATTGACATTCATCAATAAATCGCTGAATTTCTACTCTGGTAAATCTATCTCCTGTGTTTTTCTTAATTAATTTAGCGTCAGAAGATTTAATAGCATTTATTTTTGTGATAATAGCCTCAATTAATAAACACCATTTACCACTTCTACTATCTTTTATTTCGTGAGTAGTGACAACGACACTAATATAATCTTTCATTGTTCTTAATAGCTTTTGACTATCTATAAAATGATTTGTCCTTTGAAAATAAGTATATAAACTTTGAATCTTAATGTTATTACCATTAGTCATTTCAATGTAAGCAGATGTGGCTAAATCTAAGAATTTTCTTAAAATCCCATCATATTCCCAGTTCTTCTGACCTTTTATATACTCATTAATATCTTTAACCAACTCTTGTGTTTTATTTAAAAAGACAACCTGAGTTTCTTTTTTATTTCTTGAATAAACTGTACTCATATTATTTATCACTCCTTTGTTTTTATTTATTTCTTTATCAGAATAATAATTACGACCACAATGGGTTTTGATTCCATTGTGGTCGTAAATTTAATTAATTATATTTAACGGCTTATTATATACCCCACCCTTACGGGTGGGGATTGTTTAGGATTATGTGATTACCCCATACAGAAAGCCGGCGAAACGCCACCAGCATTGCCAGCACTATTGCTGCCGAAGGCGCCGGTGCCGCCCACACTGACGAAGTTGGAAGCAGACCACGGCGAACGCAACCAATAGTATCCGCTACTTCCCGTACCATAGTATGGGTGTTTTAGCCTTACATTATTTGAAGTTAATCTCCAATATCTTGAAATAGAACTAATCTCATCACTTGCATTACGAACAGCAAGAGAAGACCATTTACTAATTTCATTAACATACGGAGTATCATTTCTACCAAATACTTCACCAACAGACAGTAAGAACAATCTCGATACACTACTAACAGGAGTTATCTTAAATGTATTATCACTTGCACTTGCTCTACCTCTACCCGAAACTACCTTAACAGGCGTAATAACACCTTGTAATTCAGAAGGTAAGTAACCGAATACAGTACCGTTAAGCCAATTATTCATTACACATTTTTTATAATCTTCTGCTTCGTCATTACCCCAACCGTTAATTGTATGTGAGTTAGGAGCAGTATTGTTCATACAATGTGTAGCGTCCATATACTGACCGCCAGCACCAGTAGAATCTGAGAATACCCAAGACCAAACAACGTGAGAGAAGTATGCTCCTACCTTAGTAGGCGAAGTTTCGCCATTATAATAATAAACACAACCGTCACTATCATAAAGATTACCAGTAGAAGTATCGCATACAAATCCGTCAGTATCACATTGATAACCTTGTGTATTGCAGATATACAGACCAGCAGATTTACCACTAAGTTCACTCATAGCCGTAGGACTACTAATTATACCCTTGATTTTCTGTCCTTGATAATCACCACTTGTCATAGCGTTTGTAGCACCGCCACAATCACCAACACCAGCAAATCCTGAGTCAGCACGTTCATATACGTTATATCCCATAACTTCTATTTCAAATTTACCCTTACCATCACCAGCCGTATCACCGCCAATATAAGTATCGGTATCACAAATGATTCTTGCTCTTGAACCAAGAGGGAGATACAGGCTATATTTTTCTGACATACAAATAGCATATAACTCACCCAAAGTATAAGCACTCTGTTCTTGTAACTCAGGGTCATTAGTGTAAGCATATCTATAGTTAGCAAGGTAATTCTTAATATCAGTCTTAGTCGGATTACGAGGAATACCATTAGTAGGTAGACTACACTCATTGTAAATAGTATTGAATACCAATGTCGGTTTTAATACTGTAGGTACTGTAGCCGCAAAATCAGCTAACAACGCCTCATTTAATGTAATAGTCGCAAACAAACCATAAATTCTACTCTCATCAGTAGTAGAAATAATATATTCCTGTCCTGTATCAGTCCAACCACGACAGAGATACCAGTTATTTCCGTCACTTGCTTTACTCGGCTGACCGTTTGAACTATCATAAGTAACTGTATCACCGGCAGTAACAGTAGTGGTCTGTACCGCTTGTCCTGCAACAGTAAATTTAAATTGAACTTCATACTGTCTTGCAGTCGTTGTATACTGTGCAGTATAATCAACCGCTTCTCTAATTCTTGAAGATAGGTTATTATCCCAAGAATCAAACTCATAAGTTTCATCCCAAGCATAAGGTTTAGTCGGTTTTCTGAATAACAACTCATCAGCATTTCCTAACTCATCTTTGGTGTAATAATCACCATTAGAATCAATTACGATTGCGTCATAAGGAGTTTCGCCCTCATTTACATAAAGGATAGCTGATTCATTGTCATCATTTTTAAGAATCGTTCCGTCATAATTCTTAAATGTAACGGGATATTGAACTATTAATCTGTCATAGTCAATTAACAAACCATTACCCCAAGCGTTCTGATAATTACTTAATTGCTTTGAAGTTAATTCGGGTACATAAACTCTACCCGTAAGCTGAACCGTACAAGTATCTAATTTATTCTTTTTTACAAGAGTATCAAGTAATTCGGTGTCTTCAAACGTCCAATTAATATCTACCAAATTAATCTTCGTAAGACCCGTTGCATTTTGTACAATATCAAGAACATCAATAGGTGTATTTTGAATATCCAATGTTTTAAGATAACTATAACCTTCCATTTCAAAAGTCGAAAGATTGACTTGATTATGAAGTGTTAAGTTCGTAATTGTATTAGGAAGTTTGAGTGTTTCAATTTGACTACCATCAGGTAAATTAACAGAGGTAATTTTACTACCTTTTGCCAATACTGTTCTAATATTGTAACAATTAGAAACGTCAATGCTGCCTCTAAGATTAACACAATTTGATACATTAACTGTTTTCAGTTTGCGTGAGTTACCCAAACTAAACATATTAGCAACAAGACCTTCATTAACATAACCCTGTTCTTCACTACCAACAATTACACTTTCAAGATTTGTAGCCATTGTACCTAACTCAAATCTCTTAATATATGCTGCCGATAAATCACCAAAGTTCTTTACCTCAGCACCATTAAAGATGTTAAGCATACTATCGCCACTACTATCAAGTGTAGATTGGAATGATACTGATTCATTGGCATTACAATACTTCTTCTGTCTTGTACTACCAAATTCAGCGATAACATATGTATTGGAGAACGGTGTAACAACAATAGTTTTGTTATCAACATAATAAGTCTTATTGTTATCAACTTCCGTATCAGAAGAAACTACATAATTATTCCCGTCTTTCTCATAATAATATGATTGTGACGGATTGCCAGAAGGATTCTCAACTTCACGATATGAAGTCGAAACACCTGTGGGAGTCGTCATACGCATTTGAATCTCATTACGAGAATCAATAGCTGTGCCTGTCATATATTTAGAAAGATAATAACTAAATCTATGTTTTAACCAATAATCTCTCTGCGAAGATTTAGAACCCTGTGCCATAGCAAGATACGCTTTTGTACCTGTTTCAAACCACGGTACAATATATTTAACCTCTGTATCGGCACAGAACACAGCTTCGCTCCAAGCTGCTTGATGATTATTAAATCTATTCTTTACATATTCATAGGTGAAGCCCTTAGATACGAGCCTATCAATCATAGTTGTAATTTCAGACCTAAATACCTTTTTAACATTATTCCAAAGTACAGAGTCCTGACCGTTATATACATTAGAACCATTATATGTACTATCGTCTTCAAGCCAATAATCAAAAATTAAAGCACCGATATTATCAATTCCCAACGCAGTATCACCATCATAAGGGAAGAAATACCAATGCTGTCCATCAAATGTAACCATATGCTGATTCTTTGCTCTGCTATCAACCATAAGGAATATATCAGTCCAAATATAATAAAGAATAGCAAGATTCTTCGCAAAGTAATCTTCAAATTCATTCTTGAATTTTGCAAGTCTATACTGTACTGTGTCCTTAGTATAAGTAAGAGTACAATTATCACCGGTATGAGAAGTAATATTTGTGTCAGATAACTTAATATATCTAATAAGTTTGGTAACAGTATTACCGTCAATAGTTTCCTCTTGATTCTTTTCAACTACTTCCGCATTATTGCTTATCTCTACCAAATTAGCAATATCAGTTAAGTTATCGCTTTCACCAAAACTCGGATTTATAGGATGAAGAATACAATCAGTAGCAGTTCCATTAATATCAACCGAAACAACAGGAGTAGTAAGATTAAATGTATAATTACTACCTAAATTAACATTAGGTCTTGCATTATCGGGATTTGTGCTTGCCACCCAAGCAACAACCCTGTGAAGCTGAGTATAATCATCATAAGGCTCATCGTAATCAGGGAAGATGGGTTCAAACGCAATCTTACAACATCTATCTGTTACAGATTGTCCTTTCTTACTGCCCGATTTATAAGTATAAGTAATAATATTATCAAAGTCACCCGACTTAAACTCAGTAACGACAAGTCCATTATCACGGAAATCCCACGCTTCACAATTAGGATATTTGTCTAAATCAAAACCGAAGGTATCTTCCGTACCCTTATCATTATTGAAATTATACTTACCCCAGAATTTAACGAAACCCGTGGAAGCGTTCTTCCAATAAAGCACCATAGGTCTACCATCAATACATTGTCTAACCCTTGCGTCTTCTTTCTGTGGGGGTGTCAACATATCATAATCATTATAAGTATCCAGCCAACGTGTAATATCATCCCAAATCTTCATAAGAATAATATTATTCGCTCCCTCGGATGAAGCAACATCAGCCTTTAAACAGAACGATTTAACGGGTACACTATTTGAATAGATACCATACTTAGAGAACGGTCTATACTGATTACCGTCAACTACAATAATATCTGTAAATGTACTCTTAATATATCTTTCAGATTCACTCGTTACATAAATATCGGTATCAACCGCCCTTACATAACTTTCTTCGTCATATGTTACATAGACGGGTTCTTCGGCAGTAATCGAAAGATTATTCTCTTGAAGTTCAGAAACTTTAATGTAATCTACACTATCAATGGTCTTTAAAATGGCAATTTTAAGTTTGGCAGATTTAACATCTGTAAGTTTTAAATACTCAACTCCGTCAATTATTTTTGTTCCTACGTTGATTTCCTGTCTAAGAACATTTTGGTCGCCATTCTTAAACTTAATCTTAAAGTTCTTTACATAATAACCCTCAGAAGAAGTACCCTGTACATTCAAATCTGCATTAACAAATACAAATGAATTACTTGAATCTGCCTTATCAACAAAATAACCCGATACTGTTTTATTATCTCCCTTGTACTGAGGAAGGTCGGTACTTTCAATTACCATATAAGGACAATTATCGGGCAACTTAGTCGGGTCTATCATTTTATTAGTATCAAAAACATTATTACGAGCATTTCTCGCAATCATATCGTCAACATTAGGTGTATCTGCAATATAGTTATTTAATACGTTATAACTACGACTACTACCATCGGCAGCTATCTCAAATAAAGCAATATTATAACATCTTACTTTATACAATTCTATCTCGGCATAATCCGAGCCAATGGTAATACCAGCCGGAGGCGATTGGTCGAACTCATCAAGTTCATCATATTTCATAACACCCGAAATATCAGAGTTAATGAAGATATAAATAAGCTGACCTCTATTTTTCTCGACAACACCCTCATCGTTTTGGTTAGAATAGTCACTTTCGTCACGATTAGTAATTACAAAGCTAAGATGTATCTCGGTTTCATCATTATAAGAAACATCAAGATAGTCAAGAGCGTTCTTATGAAGAATACCCTTATTAGGTGTAATTTCAATACCTTTATCATCGGCGTGACAGGAAATAATATTACGTCCATAGTCGTAAACATTCTTAACCTTGAATACCATTTCGATGGTCTTACCTCTTGTGGTATCAACATCTGTCGCAAAAGGTTGGAATGGTATATTTACTCTACCTCCAATCGGGATATTCAAACTACTACCAGTCCATCCAAACGTCTTAAAGTCAATATTACTAAATTGTACATTATAGGTATTTCCACTACCGTTTGTGTAACTATATTTATCCTTTGTTGAAGATGGCTCGTTATTACTTCTATTCACGGGGTCAAATAAGAATTGTAAACCGCTTGTAGTAGCCTGAGCAACGTCTAACGCTTCAACTTCATATTCTACCGTCTGTGTTAAGACAACAGGGTCGCCCGTTTGAGAATCCACAACAGGCTCGTGAGTAATCGGGTCTATAACAGCATAAGAAAGAATAATCTGATAATAGCCATCTTCCATAACTCTATAAGACCAATCCTCAACCGTATCAACATCAACATTTAACGAACCATTATAAACAGTCGCAAATGTTTCATTATCAGCACTACGCTTTACTTCAATATCAATATCACACTTAGCGTAATCTTTATCGCTAACAACAAAATAAACACTTGCATTAGAATATTGTTTAACAGAACTTTCCTCTGTTCTCGCAACAAGTAATTTATCATCACTTTCACTATCTATATATGTAACACCAAATGTAAGCGTATTACTATAAACAGCCTCAGCATATCCATCAAGATATGTTCTCATATAAATCTCAATAGTGTGACCGCCGTGTGTAAGACCATTAATATCAAAGTGTATCGTAGAATTAGAAATGATACCTATGTCTTTGTATGTCGGCTCTCCACCATCAATCTTACAATATACTCTCTTTGTGCCAGCACCAACAGGCACGAAAGGAATAGAGAAATCACTTCTCTGAATACTTGTCTTTGCAAAATTAGAAGTAATATAGTTATAAGCTACAACAACAGTAAATCCAAGTGTTTTTCTATTTCCCTCATTATCTACTACAGTAACACGAATATCATTATTAGTATTCGGAGCAAGGTATTCTCCTAAATCTACTGATACTCTACCTTGTGCTAAATTCTGTGATACTAATACTAAATCACCGTTTACATAATAATAAGCAGTACCATTACCTGTAGAAGTATGGTCGTCCGAATATTCCGATGAAAATGTATATGCAATAGTACAAGAACAGCCATTAACATCATCATACGGTACAGTAAAACTTGACGAGGGCATAAGACTTCTAACTTTCATTACAACAATACTACCGCTACTACCACTACCAGCAGGAATTTCAACTCTCGATAATTCTTTACCCGTAGTATCAGAAATAGTAAGATATACTTTGTTATTAACTTCATCTACATCTTTGCCAAGAGAAAGACCGTCAATACCACCCGAAATCTTAATGGGTCTACCGAGGGCTTTACTACTACCCTCAGTACCAGTAGTACCATCACCGACACTCATAAGCTGAATAGTTTTAGTAAGTTCATCAAATGCAATACTACCAGCAGCATTATTATTAAACCTATTGATAATATCCGTATGTGTAGTATTGTTATCATTTTCTAAATTATCTAAATCTTCACTCAACGCAGATACAGTATTTTCTAACGCTCTTAACGCTTCTTCGTTAGAGTTTATCTTCTTCTTAATAAGAGTATTATTAGTACCGTTTTGAAGAATATAAACCTGATATATGTCTTCGCCATTAACGGTTTCTTTTACTCTTACAAGCTGACCGGCTTCTGCGTCTTCTGATTCCATATAAGTAGTTAAATCAGCAGCAGACTCAAATTTTCTTAAATCCTCAATAACAAGTTTCTTTAACGTAGTAGAAAGCATATCTTCCGTAATAGCACCATTTGGGATTGTAATACTCCAACTACCCCAACTACTATTTGAATTATCATAATTTCTATATTCCCATTTATTATCCTGATACTTTACTTGTGTTTTACCAGTAGTTCCGTCCATAGTAAAGAAAATACATCTTGAACCCTTATATAAAACTTGATATATAGTACCATTAGTCGTATTGTCATTGAAAACAGAATCGTTGTTATTTGTACCAAGATTAACATAATTCCACTTCGGATTAGCTAATTTAGCGTCTGTAACATTACCATCGGCAATTTTATCAGTAGTCACACTACCGTCTGCTAAAACAGGTGCTTGATACTGAATACCAAGATAATTTAATGTATCAGTTTCTTTATCCCAATAATAAAGATAACCGCTTTTAATCGGCGGCGTAGCAGACGTATCATCATTAGCGGTCATACATACATATAAACCACTATTTTCATTTGTTAAATCACTTTTTGTCGCAAATACGCCCTTCGGACTACCACCCTCTAATTCTTCTTCTAATTTACGGCTAATAGTTTCATCAAAAATATCAGCTATATTTTGAACATACTCATAGTATGAAGGTTTAGCCTTTTGAATAACAGTAATCACGCCTGTGCCAATAGTTTCAAGTTCGTTAGCATTATTAGCCACGCCCATATGAACGTGTATAGCAAGCGATTTCTGCAAAATTTCATTTGGCACATCAACCTTGATATAGCTATGAGAATTGATAGTTACAAATTCTGATAATACAGGAGTCGATTCATTAACAGACCTGTTGTAAAAATGGAAAACAGGTGTTTGAACTAAATTCTCTGTATTACGAATATACAAGACTCTACCTAAATCCCATTGTGTTAGGCTCGGTATTTCTTGTTCGTTCCCGTCATAGAATATTAAATCTATCATTCTATCACTCCTTTACAAAATAAAAAATCATTTCTTTTTCGGTGGTATAGTAGGAAGTGCCATAAATTTATCGTGTATATCTTCCATCACACCATTTTCACCAACCAAAGATTCGTATTGTTTCCATACATTTTCAAAATTATCTTTAACCCATATCGGAGCAAAGCCCCTATCTTCGTGCCATTTGTTATAATCTTTAATCATCTCAGCACGAAGTAAAGCCTTAATACCCATTTCTGTAGCCTCAGCTCTCTCTCTGTCTTTTTCTCTTTCACTTCTGTTCTTGTTACGATAGGTTATAAATATTGAGAATAATGTAGGGAAACCCACAAGACTTAACGCAAGACTAATAATTTGATAAAAGTTCATTTTAAGATTCCTCCATAAATTATTTCTTGCATAAACAAAAAACCGTATGCTATTGCATACGACAAGGTTTCTTTTTATTTCTTTCTAATTACTCAACATCTGTTTTGTTATCAATTTCCTCAATTATATCTCTAAGACTATCAAGAGATTCATCAATAGTATCATCTATCCATTCCTCTAACCCTTTTTGGTCTACTACTTTTGACAAAACAGGATAATCCTCATAAATCTTCTTAATTACCTGAGAACGCTTAATGTCACCAGACTTACGCCATTCTGAATATTCAACCTCTGCATTTGTTACATAATCAAGCATTGTGTTTTTAAGTATTGTCTTAATAGCCTTAACCTGTTTCTCTCTCGGTTGACTCTTGAAATCAATCGTCTTCTTCACAATTCCTATTACAAGAGATACCAAAATTAAAATAACAGTCCAGTTTTCATATAAAAACTTTGCAAGATTCATAATAGATTTCATATAAATCACTCCTTAGATTTTTCTGTTTCAGATTTTTTTGTTTCTTCTTTTATTTTTTGATTATACATAGCAATATCATTTTTAGTTACTTGCTCCGAAGCAGAACAAACTTCATTATAGAAATTGCCAAGTATCGACTTTACAATACTAACGTGTAAACCTGACTGATTCATAGCCTGATTTATACAGTTAGCAAGGTTTTTCTCAAATTCATCTATTACCATACTTATGGGTTTTTGCATATTATTTTCCTTCTTTCATTTAATCTTTTAATTGTTCTATTTCTGTTTCTAATTCTTGAATTTTTGTCATAAGTTTCTGTATCATATAAGTGTTGAGAGCAGTAAATTCCTCATAACGCAAAGAATATAACGCTTCATAATATTCATCCTCGCCCGAATATGAAACCTCGGATGGAATAGTATGTTCTCGCTCAATTACAACACCGGCAAATTCTTCCGTAGTAAGACCAGATGATAATAATGCTTGTTCAACGGCTCTTGCACCAAATCCCATATGCAATCTATGACCGCCTTGATTATACTTGTATAGCGTGGGATTTAATCGTTTAAAAAAGTTTTCATATTTAGAAGTAATTTCATATAAAGTTTTTACGTTTTCATCAGAAACCGTAGTGGCTGCACCGCCTGTAGCCAAGTAAACACCTGAATCGCCATCTAAATATATTTTTGAACCTCTAATATATGTTGGAATATCATTATCTTTATGTGTTCCCAAATATAATTTATCAGGATTTGCTTCAACCTTAACAAATGTTGTGTAATTAAAGGCTTGTATATCGTAATATCCAATATGTAAAGTTGACTTGAAATCTAAAGCTACTCCCGAACTTTTTGCATAAATATAGTCTGCGTATACCTCGTCCGTTTCTATCTTACCAATTAAATCACCATTAGAATTTGCAGTTGAACTAATTAGAGTATGCAGACCAACTGCACCATTAGATTTAAAACCACCTATACCCAAAATAGCATTGTTGTCTGTTACTAAGCCAAGTGTTTTTGTCGTACCCATAATACCAGCGTCTATTCTTCCGTGTCTAATACCATTACGATAAAAAGTCAAAGTACCGCCAGTTAATTGTGACTGTTGAGTATATAACACATTACTATTACTGTCCATTATATAATTTTGTGTGTAAATTGTTCCTGAGTTAGAAATCTTAATTGCACAGCCATTGGTTTGAACATCACTATAATTTGTATCATAACCACCCACAAAAATATTACCATTTGTATCAATAAAAGTTCCTTCTACGGTTGATGTTTGACTATCTTTACCGCCAGCACTTAACTCACCAGCTATTGAAAGTTTGGTATTATCCCATTTCAGTTTACCGCCACCAAAACTAAACGTACCATCATCTAATACTAAAATACTGCCTGTGGTATTTGATAATGGGTCGTCAGCATTACTTAGATTGCCGTAATTTCTTGATTTAATTACACCTGTCTGAATACGTCCACCATCAATCGTAGTCGTACCATTAGCTCCAAGACTTGAAATTGTTACATAACCAGTTAAATCTATCTTGTTTGCGTTAATAGATAAATTCTCCGCAGTTAGATTGATTTGTTTTATTAACTTTGCTCCCTTAGAAATCATAGGCAATACAATATTGGTTTCAGCCCCCTGTGGTTGATAGAATACCCAACTATTACCATTGGATTGATATAAATATCCACTACTTGTATTAAGATATACTTTTCCATTATGTTCACTTGCTGAATAGCCTACATTAGTAGGAGTACCATAACCATATAAATTTATAATATTATCATATCCAGTAGTATCAACTACATATCCATTATACGAATTATCTGTATTATATCCACCTATAGACAATGCAGTACCATTCCAAATTATCTGTCCGTTACCAAAATTAAATGTACCGTCTTTATTAATTTCAACAGTATTAGCACTACCGACAGCTATATTACCGTCCTTATCAATAAACAAACCATCGTGAGCGTCATAATATCCAGTTTTTAAACCTGTTGCTAATGTGTTAGCCGATACATCGCCTTTAACAACTAAACTTTTACCGTTCCATACAAGTTTACCACCGCCAAAGTTAAATGTACCGTCTCTTAATTCATCATTTTGATTGATTTTCTTATCTTCTAAAATGATAATACTACCAGTAGTATTATTAAGACCATACCTTTTAACACCATTAGCATTATTAGCATTTGTTGTTACTGTACCATTATAATTATGAGATTTTATAGCACCAGTAGAAACACAACTACCATCTATTGTTGTAGTGCCATTAATTAAATCACCAAATGTGGCTACTCTTGCGGTTAAAGCTTTTACATTAATTGTATTTAATACAACATCAGAAACCCTTGAACCAAACATTTCTGTGTTCAATAATTTAGCCAACATAGTATTGCTTATAGTTACGTCAATATCATCGGATTCACCGAAGTTACCACCAGAACCACCGCCAGAACCACCCGAACTACTACCGCCACCAGAGAATTGTTGTAAAATATATGATAAATCACTACGCTCAGAAGCAGAATTAATATAGTTAGTAAATACAACACTAATCTCAGCTTCGGGCATAACAGGGTTAAATTCTATCTCATACAACCTCAGCTTAACATAATAATCTTTGTAATATTCAAGCATTACATAATTATAAATATCAAAATTATAACCTTTGAACTCAGGAATAGCGAGAAGATTATCAATACTCGTAGTTATCGTTAGTTGAGGTTGACTTACTTTTGATAATTCTTCCTCAGCGTCCTCTAATAACTCTTTTTCAACATCAATCGCACTCACGGTATCATCAAGCGAAGTAGTTAAAATATTCTCGTTACTGTAATTACTATCAATGTATAATGACGTAATAATACCTATTTCGGTCGCAGTAAAACTATAATCTATTTCACTTGTTATGGTATCTAAATCAACTAAATCAGCCAATCTATTTCTGTTATAACCCTCTAAAGTTACATATTTCAAAAGGTTATTTCTATCCTCAGTAACGTCAGCAAGGTCGCTTTCCATTTGCGTTAATTGAGGATATAAGCTATCAAGATAAGTTTTACAACTAACGTACTCAGAGTAAATCTTATAATACTCGGTATAATAATAATTTATCTCTGAACTATTATAATTTTTCTTTTCCTCAACGCTTAAATTAGACCAAGTTTTAGGAGTATAATCCGTATTCGCTTGAATAACAATAGAACCACCATCAATCATCACGTTCATTCGCTCAATATATGATTTAATCTTATTCTCTAATTCTACTGTTCCATACAAACTCCACTCGGTTTCAAAGGCTTTAATCTTTGCTATAATTTGCCCGTTATCTATCTCACTATATCTTTCATCATTCAATTTACAATTTATAGCTTCATCTAATTGGTCTAAAACTTTCTTATAGGCGTAATAATCATACCAATATTCAGTAGTACGCATAAAGTTTTCGTTTATTTCTCCATTAGTGTAACCCCTATCACCGTAATCTTCATTATATAAGGTTTTAAGAGTACAAAGGAGATTATTATAAACCGTTTTAAGACCCTCTAACTCGTCAAGCTTAAATGTATCCCAGTCATTTTTAAGCTCGTCATTTGGCAAACGATATTTAAACGCCCGAATATCTTGATTGAGTTGATTGTATTGTTTTGTATATTCAATGTATTTCTCTCTTGCTATTTCTATATCTGTCTTATACTGCCTGTATTTCTCCGCTAATTCTTCCGATACATAAACTAAGTTGCCACTATCATCACGAACACTTAAATAATAATCAATATTGTCAATTCGTGAATGACCGAAATTAACATACCTTAAATCAATATCATTACCGCCGGTAACATTATAACGTGTACATAGTTTTTCTTCATTACAAGTTATATTAACAGAATTAATTAGGGAATTTTTTGATAAAAATACACCCGAATCGTTCCCTAAATTTTCAATCAACACAACATTAATCTTTCTATTGATTCTATCGAAATCAACGATTGCTTTAGTCTTTGACGCTAAATCGTTCGTTAAGAAAGCATATATATTTTCACTCACGTTAAATTGAAATCTCTTATTCGCTAAACTACTATCTATATTACCTACAGACCAGTTACAATTACATTTTTCAATAGCCAAAGTTAAAAGACTAAGCTGATTACGATATTTAGTATAGAAAGTAAATAATTCATCAATTCTCGCACATAAGACACTTCGCTTATATTGTATTTTGTCAACCGTAACACCGTCTTGCTTATAAAAAATTTTCATATATTCAATTAATGAATGTTCATCGTTAGTTGAATCATAAACAACTTTGCTAAAAAGACGAGGAATGAGTTTTATCATTTCCATAAATTTCGCAATTCTCGTAGTATCAGTAACATTTCGGGTTACGTCATCTATAGTACCACTACCCAACACAAAACTTCTAAAAGCAGTAAGCTGTTCGGGGAAAGTATTATAGAATACAATATAATCGTAGGGAAGTCCAGTATACTCATTTAATAGACTTTCGGTTTCTCCATCATCATAAGTAACGAGATATTCAGCAGAATCCTTTTCACCTGTATTCACTTTAAAGTCAATAAGTTCTTTATTTTCCAACTCACAATCAATAGAATGTGCTGTGATACTTTTCATTTCCTTATCGCCATCATCTGTATAAGGAGGATATTTTAACTTGAAGTATCCAAATTTCTCTACAAACAACTCGGTATCAATCAACAACTTATCATACCCGTTAGTTTCTATTCGCTCACCATTTATATCCATATACCTATAATAATCGAAATTTAATTCATATTGATTATTACCAGCCAATTTCAATCTACAAGTATCCTCGACAATTCCGTTCAATTCACATATTGCTTTATGCGTATCAGGTCTACAAAGAAATATCTTCAAAGGCTTCGGGTTATCGTATAAATTAAAATCAAACATTACGGCAAGCCACCTACCTTAATCGGAATACTAATATCAACTATAAAATCAGCATTTCCAGCAAATACAATTTCGTTCATTTTCGGAAGTAGGGAAAACCAATATATCTCATAAGTACCTGTACCCACTCCATTAAAATTATATATCTCGTTTATATTCCAACCTAAATCTTCCATTGTTACGGGGAATCCATCAGCAGTAACACGTTTTAACTGTGTATCAATAACAGCTTCGGTACAAGAAGGTAAACTAAACTCCATTAGTTTGTTCGTAGTCTTATTCTTTACATAATAATTACCTGTTGTATTTATATTATGTGGTCTAACAATAATCTTAGGATATATTAAATCCTCTAACTCGTCAGAATCACAATTAATTATCTTAGTAATAGGTGTATATAATTCTGCCGAAGCCTTAACTTGTTTTTCTTTATACGCAAATGGTGAATCAGAAGTAAAAGTCAGATTTAATCCGTTCAATCCGTTGACGTAGTACGGAGTAATATTATTAAATACTCCGTTCATTTTTATCTTGTTTTGATTGTCATACAATACTTCAAGTTCACGCATTGTCGTAGGCGAAGTTAGCCACGCAGAGAGTTTACGCAAATGTCCTTCGCTAATTCTATGATATTGTTCGGTGTGAGATTTATTTTTTAAAATTGGATTTTTAATAATAAAAAACGGCTCAACAAGAGTATCGGTGTACTTTACTCCATAATGAATCGGTCGCTTTTTATTTATTGTCGTAGTGCCTTTAAGTATTTCTTTATTTAAACCCATATTAGTTGTATCACTCGGTTTAGCCATAATCATACCAAAGTCACTTAGTTTCTTTCCATTATAAGTAAAATCTAAACCAACCATTTATTTTTCTCACCTCTCTTATAATAATAGAGGTGGGGAGAAAACTCCCCACCAATTATCGTTTAACACCAATTTTCTTCAAATCACTTACAATACGTCTGTGTGTGTATTGATAAGAGTCCTCGTAAAATTGTTTGCCAAACGCCTTTAAATCTGTAATTACTGTACTGTCAACATTACCGTCTACTCTAATCAAACTATCGTAATTATTGTAAACATTATTGTTGACATTGGTTTCAGGTGTGTTATAATCAGCACCCGTCTTACCGATAAATTCTTCGGGTGTAATCTTACCCCAAGCAAATAGGTTATCAGTTAAGTCATTCGGAATTACACCGTCACCTCTACTTAAAGGAGTTAAAATAGCACCGTCAGATTTTCTAACAATAAACTCAGGTTTACGTCCTTCCTGAGTCCAAGCCAACCCACTTTGAGATACAGACCTTGTACCACTTGCGTATCCGGCAGAAGCCGTAGATACAACATCACTTAATTGTGCTTTGTTCGGGTTGATACCATAGTAACCAAGTAGCTTATTAAGAGCATTATTAATAGTTAAAGTCGAACCCTTAGTAAGTGCATTAGCAGCACTCATAAGCTGTGTTACTTGACTTAAATCAGTAAATATATGCTCCCACTTATCATCAAAAGCGTCTTGTAAACTGTCTTTCAAGTCATCAAGAGCGTTCTGACTAATCTCAATTAAGTGGTCGTTTACAGTTTCGTTAAGGTCATCCTGTTTCTCTTTTAAGTCAGCCTGTAATCTTGCACGTTGAGCCTTAGACTCTAAATCGTCCATAGTTTCAAGTGCTGCTATCTGTGCTTCAAGATTTTGAATTTCTGAGTTTTTATCACGGAGCGTTTTGTCTAAGTCATAGTAAGATTTTTTCGCTGAAATAGCCTCACGGCGAGTTTCGATTAACTTAAACAAACTATCTAACTCAGCTTTAGCCATATCTTTATACATATTAACTATGCTATTCATAGAAGACTTCATATCTTTAGCTGAGTTAAGCATATTAGTTTGTACTTCATTAACCTTATCAGCATACTCATCGGCAGTATAATAACCCTCTGCATACAGTCTATTGACTTCATCAAGTTCTGCTTGATAATTGCCAACTTGCTCTCTTGCTTTTTCATAACCAGCAGTCAAAAGACCAACTTGTGCTATACCATATTCGGTTATCTTACCGTCTTTATCATAGTACATACTCTCGTCAATAAATTCAGCGATACCCTCCAACAAGCCATTAAGTTTCTCGGCTTTTTCAATAGCTTTCTCAAAAGGTTTAAGATAGAACTCATCACGAAGTTCATCTTTGATTTTCTTAATATTCTCATAAGAAGAATATTGAGCCGCCGCAAAATCGTTGTACTCACCAAACCATTCCTCAGCAGTCTTACCACCATAAACACCCTCAGAATCAGCTAACGCCTTTTGATAATTAGCCCAAGCCTCCGCAGTTTGCTTTACTGTGGTTTGATAATGTTCGGTTTCTTGTGCTATCTGTTGGAAATAAGCAGTTTCAACACTCTTATCTAAATCCTTACCAATCGTCTTCATCATACTTGCGTATGCACTCCAAGCACCCTTAATCTTGTCAATAATTTGAAGTGCTTTCTCGTATTTTTCAAATGGTAAATTGATAATTGCATTATTCCATTCAATTTGTGATTTCTTACAATTATCAATAGAAACATCTATATCACCCAAACTCTGCATAGCGTCAATATATTCCTGAGAATCCGTAGTCCATAACTTCTGAGAAATATTACGATTTATCTGTGCTTCAATCTTATCTTGTTCATCTTTTAGTATTTCTACTTCTTGTTTACTTAATGTAATCTGTTGTTGATAATCATTAGCGTCAAGCGACAATCCTTTTGTTGTTTTTATATCACGTTGAGAAGAAAGTCGAGCCGAGGTCATATCATCAACTTTATTACTATTGAGTTTATTCTGATATTCTTTCTGAATATTGCTTATCTTCTCTGCACCAATAGCACGTTTTTCAGCTAAAATTGTTTCATTTTCAATCTCTTGTTGGTCTTCCGCTTGTTTCTTATATTGAAGTGCATTATTATAATCAACACAAGCTTGATAGAACCCAGCGGTAATCTTTCCTTTACTATAACCCTCAGCAAGTTTAGCAAGAGTAGTAGCACCAATTGTAGTACCATTACTTACATTATTCTTTGCCTGAGTAATATATTGACTATAATCACCACTACCTTTAGTAGATTGTTTAGAAATAGTTTTACCAAAACCTTTTGCTTGGTCTTCAAAATCTTTAATTTCAGCTTGTCTATCTGTTTGTTGTTTCTTGTACTGAGCAACAACTTTATCTAATTGAGTGTTCTTACCACTTGCAGAAGTAGCATTGTCGGCTCTTTGACGGAATAGGCTAATATTGTCTTCGCTCTTTTGCCTGTCATTCTCATATTTAGCTTCTTGATTAGCAAATTTTTGATTACTCGTTTCAGCATAATTAGCCGCTTGTTCAAGTTTAGCCGTTTCAACATTATCCAAAGAAAGATTATAAGCATATAATTTCTCATATGTCTTGACACTATGCTTTTTAATAGTTTTTAAGTCAGCGTCTTTAACTTTCTTTTTAGCTTTAATTGCATTTTTAGCATTTTTAATAGCTTGCTTATATTTCTTCTGATTCTTCTTTGGTTTTGCTTTGCCTAAAGATTTATTGCTTAATGCGTTTTTAGCGGTTTTGCCAAGACTTTTAGAATCACCTATAACCTTATCAGTTTCAGTTTCATAAGCAGAATTTTGAGCATTAAGCTGTGAGTTTTGATAATTAAGTTGACTATTCTTAAACGCAGAAGTATAAGCAAAACCACTTGTACCAATACCCGTGAATGTACTCTGTTTGTCGAGTTTTGCTTGACGTTGAGCGTCACGAACATCTTTGAGGTCTTTGATATAAGTGCGAATATTATTATGAAGTTCACCGATAGATTTTTTAGCCTCTTTGGCTTTGTCATACCATTGTTGATAATTACCTATAACTTCTCTAACACTTTCGCTATACTTACTAATATCAATTTTACCCGACTTAACAAGTTTCTTTATCGAATTTGCTCTCTTTTTGCTAATAACACCTTTGCTAACAGCAACGTCCAATGTTTTATTAGCTTGTTTCTTATACCGCCTACTTGCTTTACCCTCGGTTTCAACAAGCCCACTTGTTGTGTTTATAGCTTTACGATAATTCTTAACAGAAGCGTCATAACTACCACGCTCTGTTGCACGTTCAGCCTTAGTAATATAGTCACTAATTTTATCAGTTTGTCGTTCAAGTTTAACCTCAATCCAATCAAACAGTTTACTAAACCAATCTTTAAACTTATCAAGTGGCGTATCCTTATCACTCTTACTATCAGAACTACTCTTACCCTTAGAAGATGAAGAAGATGATTTAGAACTCGATGAAGATTTCTTCGTAGATTTAGACTTAGGTATTAATCCTTGACTATTAAGATTAATACCCCCACGAGCCGAAGAACCAGCAAATGCAGTACCGCCTAAGAATGAATTACCACGCCTACTACCGTAATTAATCTTACCATATTTAAGTAACTGTTCGGTCTGTTCTCCGTTGAAAATAATATCGCCTTTACGATAATTAAAGAACTCAGGAGAGCGTTCGCCAATAAGTTCCCAACGTCCACTATTAGCAAAAACGTGAATTTCAGGTTTGAGTTCTCCACCTAAAGCCCTACCGGAGTCTTTAGCACCCCAATTACCCCTTGCAAATGCAGTACCATTGACTTTAGCTTTCTTCTTTTTCTTTGGCTTTGGCGAGGGATTAACATTTTTTAACTGATTTTGAAGTCTTGTTTTAACCGAATTTAATAGAGTATTAAAGGTTTCCTCATCAATCTGAGGATAATACTTAACAATCGCTTTAACATCGTGGTCTTCTTTTTCAAATTTAAGAACTTCACCTTTTTCAACGCTAAATTGAACTATTTTATTGATAACTTCGTCTTCTTGACGTTTCTTTTCCGCAGCAACGTCCTTGTTATCAACTCCAAGATGTACGAGTGCTTTAGCGTCAATACCTTTGATTTTACTCTTAATAAGGTCAACGTCTTTTTGGTCTAAATCAGCACCAGCTTTAACTTTAGCCTTGATATTCTTAACAGCTTTCTTAAATTTCTTATCATCAAGTCCAAGTTCAGCACGAACATTTTTATCTTTAATACTATTAAGAGCCTTAACAGCCTTAGTGATTTTCTTAGTAGACTTCTTTGTATCCGTACCTGTTTGAATATCAACTTGATACTTATTCATACCCTTATTAAAGGATTGAATATTATTAATAGCCTTACCAGCGTCAGATTTCGGGTCTTTTAAATCTTTGTCAACATCAACCTTTAACGCCAACGCTCCGCTATCTTGAAATTCTTGCTTTTTCTTTAAAAGATTAGCAAGAATAATTTGAGCAGCTTTAGCATTTTCATCATCAATGTCAAACTTAATAACCTCTTGACCTTCACCATTTACGGTAGTCCACTTCTTATGAATAATCCTACGAATCTCTTTAAGTTGGTCGTCAACCTGTGATTCAGTAGTATTCTCATCGAACGAGAACGTCATATCGGTGAGTTTTGCTTTCTTTAATTTCTTACGAACGTCATCAAAAGCATTTTGTAAGTCGTTATCTGACATTCCACCAATATCAATATCTACGGTAAAATCGTAGTCATCTAACTTCTGTACAATATTTTCAAGAAATTCCGTACTAATACCAAGCTGTTTTGCAAGACTTTCTTTATCTGCAATTTTAAGAGTCCATTCACCATCTTTACCTTGTGTATAGTAACCTAATTCTTTCATAGCAGACAAGAAGTTATTTACACCCTGTTCATCTTCTTTGAGGAAGTCTTTTACACTATAACTTGTATTCTTAATATTATTGTCAAGATTCTCGTAAGCCTTAACAATATCATCAACCTTAGCCGTTGACAAATCTTTGAATGTCAGTAAATCAACATAAGTTCTAAACTCATTTGTACCAACCAAACCCTTGTCGTACAGTTCTTTAATATCTTTGAGTTTATCTCTTATAGCGTCATAAGAATCTCCTTCTTCGCCATTACTCAAAGCGTCTTGCCAAGCCTGATATTTAGAAGTTAGTGCTTCATAATTGGCTGCAAGTAATTCAGTATTTTCAATATCATCAAGAATACCACTACGTTCATTTTCAAGGTTTAATCTTTCTTCTGCGTCCGTACAAGAATTAATCTTTTCATTTAGATTTCCAAGTTTCTTTTGTAACTTTTCAATCCTTTCATCGACTTTGCTCTTTTCTTGTTTAGCAACCTCATTATTTAATCTTGTAAGTTCTTGTGTATTAAGTTTAATACCTTGTGCAGTACGTTTAATAAGTTTGTCCTCATCATAACCTTTAATTTGACTATAATAAGAAGCAAGAGCGTCTACACCAAGAGATTTTACATTACCCTTTTCATCAGTTTCAGTTTTATAATTAATACCGCCTTGTTGTGCTGACTGTTTAAGAAAATCAGAATAAGCGTCTGCTCTCCTTTTAACATCATCAATAAAAGCATTTTCATCAAAATTGCTTGTATCGGTTTCTTTAAACTCTTTAATCTTGTTTTTTAAATCATCCCAAGATTTTATAGTTTTAGCGTCAATTTTAAATAAAGCTGAAATATCATCGTACTTCCAATTTTTTAACTCTTTTTCAGCGTCTTTTACCGATATTACGCCTTTAGAAAGTTTAAAAATTCTTTCATAAGCATTATCTAAAGTTTCTCCCGATGAACCAATAGTATTAAAATCATTTAATATAGCATTTTTGGTTTCCTTTGTAATACCCTTAATACCTTCAAGATTTGTTTTAACAATATTATAATACTCTTGATATTTTTTTAGAGATATTTTATTGTTTTTAAATGAGTCAAACGCTTCTGATAAATCTGTATATTTTTCAATATCAAAATTAAATTTACCATTTTCATCTTTACCTAACACCTTAAATAAATGGTCTTTAATATATTTTTCAGCGTCTTCCCATTTATCAAAATTTAATGCAGTATAATCCAACGAGTTAATAGACCGTTGGATAAGGTTTTGTCTTTCATCCGAAAGAGCAGAATAGTCGGTTTGGGTAGGTAGCCATTTATTTATATTAGAAGTTAAATTGCTCCAATTCTGCTTTATTTCGTTTTGTTTATCAGCAGATTTTTTATTAACATTATTAACAAGTGTTTGAAAAGTATTTCCACTTAATTTACTTTCAAATTCTTTTTGAATTTCGTAAGTACCTTTTTCTAATTCTTTTTTCAATTTATCAGTAACATTTACAGTTCCGTTTAAATCAAAATACAAAGTATCAAATACAAGTTTATCATCTTTCCAAACCTGTTGTCCTTTATTAAATAAAGCTGGGATATTATATTTTTTAAATAAAGCCTCGTATTTTTCTCGTATCTTCGTTACTTCATCTAAATCTAAACCATTTACATCTATCGAAAGTCGTTTTTCACCAGCTTTATCTAACTTGTTATACCATAAATTAGATTGTATATCGTATAATTCGTCTTCTAAAACTTCATTTTGTGCCTTAGTTTTATCAAAAATCTTTGGTAATTCATCTGCAATTTTTTGATTGGCTATTTCTCTTTCAACCTCTAATAGTTCCTTTAAAGAATTTGTAACATCATTGACATTACCGTTAAGTTGAACAATAGCATTGCCATTTTCATCGTAAATAACAGGAAGGTCGGTAAATTGTTCTGCCAAGTCTTTACTAATTGATAAAAACGCCTCATATTCAGACGTTGACAATGATTTGTTTTTACCAGTAACCATATCAACACCCTGAGCCAATTCAGCAAATTGCGTTGTTGATTCACTTATAACAGACTTTTGTTTTTCAAAAGTTTCGCTAATTTCCTTAACTTTATTTTCAGCTTCTTCACCGGCTTCAATAAGTTTCTCAGTATGATGAATTATATCATCAATCCAACTAACTACTCCACTTACAAGCATTGACGCAATAAGCCCAATACCCATACTAATAGTAGCATTAAGTATTGAAGTAGCAACATTTAATGCTACGGTAGCAACTTTAGCACCTACAAGACTGGCTACATAACCACCCATAGAACCCTTAGCCCCATTAAGATTGGTTAAGTATTTACCTAAGAAAGTTCCTGATTGATTTACGCCCTCCGCAAATTGCTTTTGTTCTAAGCCAGTTGTCTTACATATACCTTCGCTATCGGTTAAAGCAGAATTATATTCATCTATTATCCCTCGGACGTTCTTGAATGACGTGTCTTGTGCTTGAATAGCTACGCCAGTTTGCGTTATTTGTGCGTTTACTTCTTTTTCTTCCATCACTAAAGCATTTTTGCTTTTAGCCAATTCTTGTACGGATTTACTTGCCCCTGATAAATATTTTTTTTGCAATTCGAGTTTTCCACTAAAATCATCTTCATCAAGTTGTTTAGCCGCATTTTGATATGCCGTGAACACTTCTTTATCACGATTCATCTGCTCCGTTATTCCTTCGGTGAATTTAAAACCACTTGCTTTTTTAGAAAAACCCTTTAGCCCTTGCAATAAATTATTTTGTATTTTAACGCCAACTAAACCCGATTCCTTTTCAACGGTTTTGAACATCAAACTGTTTTAGAAAAGACACCTGATTATCGAATTTGCTTGACTTAAAACGTGTGATATATTATACTCAAATAAAACACACTAAGGAGTCTACTATGCCATACTATTATACTTATTGCCCCAAATGCGGAACATCAGCAAGTTTCAAAAAAGAAGAAATAACAAAATGTATATATTGTGGAAACGAAGTAAAAATACAAACCTCAAAATATACAAATGAATATTACATCGAAAAATCTATAGAAAAATACGACACTCAATTTAGAGAATTAGATATTTTAGAAGAGGAAATAAAAGCAAATCCACAATTCGATGTTAATGCTTATAATACAGCCAAAGAATATAAAAGACAACATAAAACATCATTTGCTTTTACCCCAGAAAATACAACCACCCCTAAATGCCCCGTTTGCCAATCTCCAAATATTAAAAAACTCTCAGCAACTAATCGAGGTCTACATCTAATCGCCTTTGGAGTAGCAAGTAAGACCGCAAGAAGTCAATTTGTTTGCCGGAATTGTGGTTATAAGTTTTAAGGTAGGGAAGAATATGAGTGATTTAAACATTAAAGAAATTTTAAATAGACCTTTAAATAAAAACACCAAAGATATTATAAGAGAATCCGTATCATTCGCTATGGTAACTTCACAAGATGAATTTATCATAAAATCTCATAATATAGGCAAAGAAATACTAAACAAATTAGATTCCGACAACCCTATATCAATTACGCTAAATGATTTATTATTGTATTACTCTTATTTACTGCCTGTGTTAAAAGCATATCAAGTCGAATTAAAACAGCCGTATAATTCCACTTATGATAAAAACCTGAAAAAAGAACAAAACAATAGATTACATATTATTCAGGCTTTACTGAACAGTCTTGATTTACTTTATCAATCAAATCTAAAATAAACCCCATCAATTCTCCTATATCTTTATATCTTTCGATATATTTATTTTCATCAACCTCAATATAAAACAACCTTTTAAAATCTTTATAAGATAAGTATTCTTCGTCTTTTACAAAAAGCTGATAACGTAATTTAAGTTTAGTTTCATCATAATATACTACTTTTACATTATTCATAACTTTTGAAACATTACGAAAACAATAAAATATCTTCGCTAAACTCTCTGCCGAAAATACATCAATATCATATTCTTCTTTTTCGGTTTTGAAAAGAATATCTATGTCGTTTTTAAATCCTTTGTCCTCCATTATTATCAATCCTTTCTTTTTAAATCGGCAATCTATTCCCCAAATCCGAAAAAATTGCCGAAATGGGAAATATCCCGTTAAGGTATAATCAGAATCACAAAAATCAAATTATACCCGTTCAGTACAAACGCAACCGTTTTTGGTTGCGTTTTCTATATGCAACCTTTTTTGGTTGCTATTTATTCGTCATATTGCACAAATACAATGTGAATAAAATACATCAAAATACACTTTTTACACGTTTTTCGACCTACTTCACTACACTTTTTGCACGTTTTTCAAATATTATTTGTGCATTATGATACATAAAATTTCTATTTTAACTTCTTTTGCTCAGGTAACAGGGAAGAAGTATCCCACTATTTTTGACACACCATTTAGCCAATGGTTAAATTTTTACCCCAACTCATAACTACTGTCGGGTACAGTTTGCAACATTCATTCACGATTCTCACCGTGTAGGTTTATGTCCTCTGAACCTACCTCTCGTAAGGTAATGGCTGCTAATAGTTTTATACATATTATGTAGCTTAACATATAAAACGTCTTAGTCTATTGATATAAGAATTTTAACTTATATCAGTTTATCCTATTTTTCTAAACCCCTCTTGATTGTGTAACGATAAACCGTTATAACCGTTATACGAGCAAACACAATCTCGTTCATATTACTATTAGTTAAAGGTTTCGTGAGCGTATTCGTTCCTTAGTGTCATAAGTAAACAGAACTGTTTAATTAGTTCACCCACGCCGAATTTTGCTGATAATATACCAGCGGTTATACCTACGGCTGTGCCGAGTAGACCAAAGTGGTCTGTAATCTTATCTATTATTGATAAGAAATTTGTAAATAAATCAATAACAGCACCAATATCGCCACGCTTGAAAAGGTTTTGCCATATTCCTGTTGCAGTTTGAGAAAATGCGTTCATTTTATACTCAATACTGTCTTGAATAATTGACATTTCTTGCATAGCGTTACCAGCACTATTTTGCATTGTATTAAGAGAATCTTCTACTGTTTGGAAGTTGTTGAGCATAGCTGCAACAACTTGACCTTGACGTTTCAATTTTATTAAACAGAGTCACAACTTCTGTTAATGGTTATATATATTCTTCATACACTCCTTTCTTATAATCTTCACAAAATCTATACCATTGTTCAGGTGTATTAAAATATTGCCCATACATACTGTGAAACAAAACGTGTAATTTTTTATCCACACATACACCAAGTGGATATAAACTCTGTATTCTTAAAAATTCAGTTAATAAAAAAGATAAATCTTTTTCAGAGTAGTCTTTAAAAGATTTATCTTTGTATTTAGGGTATAAATCAAAAATATCATTTATAATATTGCTCACACCATATAAATGATGTATCTCAAAATTTTTACTGTCGGTTAATACACACTTATAATTACAATTCTCCATAGACGCTTTTTTCCATTGTTGATTTTGACCTCGTAAATATTTTGAAATCGTTGGATAAGAAAAACTTTCAAAATTTTGTCTATACAATCCCATTTGTTCTCGTTTCCATTTGACCGCCCTTTGTGTTCTTCCTATATTTTTCGCAATAATCACATCAGGAATTAAAAACCAATTAGTTTGTATATATTCAATTTCCCAGTCTTTCCATTTTGATATAATTTTTTGATAAGATAATAAATTACATCTTTTTGCTTTATTATTAATCATATCTTTAGTACGATTTGGTAATAATTTCATTAAATCGTCAAAAGGAATATAACTATAATTCTCCATTAATATTTTAGTTTCTTTTTCCGTCCACTTACGTCTATTTTTAGTATTGTCAAAATCTTTTCTATGCGTATTATTTGAAACAATATTTAATTTTTGACATTTTCTATATATTGCTGTTTTTGATAAAAACGGGAATCTTTGTTCAATTTTCTCCCAATCCCCATTTGGATAATATTTTCTTAAAAAATCAATATCATCATTCGTATAAGTATATCTCATATTTTTTTATATATAACCATTCTTATACTCTCGTATAAGTTTAGACCATTTCTTCACCCTATTAAACAGGGGCATACCTTTTCCATTTAAGAGGTTTTCACTCACTCCATATATTTGAGCCGTACTTCTGTTGTTGTAACTATTCAGGATTCCCACCTTTATTCTATTATTACAACCCTATCGGGAATGGTCGTTGAACGTGTACCCTCAGCTTAACTGTTCTTTTGTTTTAAGAATAATGTTAGGGTACTTCGCTGCGAATTAGCCATTGTAATATCCTTATGTTGTTAAACTCTCATAATCTGATTTCTCGATTATTGTAGTATAAGGCTTTAGGCAACCAACGCAATTAAATATGTACTATTTTGTACATTACTGCACAATCCGGCTAACGTATGACAACCGGCAAGAGCTTCGAGTAATTTTGCCTGATTTTTGTCGGTAAGGTCATCCCAAACCTCAGATATATCTCTTAAAATTTGTGTTGTACTTTTAAATGTTGTCTTTGCTTCGTCAGCAAATAAAGAAACGCCACCAAATCCGTTTTTAGCAGTCTTCGTAAGATTTGCTATTTTACCATCGAGAACTTCTACGCCACCAATAAATTCATCGGTGCTTTCATCATAGCCTCTAATTCTCATACTTATGGTTTTCATAGCATTACCTACGGAAGCTGCGTCCCTCGTAATTTCTGTTGCTGCCGTTCCTAATGCAATAGTTTCATCTAAAGTATTGTTTGCTTCTGCCATAGCAGAAGATGAACGAGTAAGGAAGTCAACGATATTTCCGTTACTGACTGCTTGTGAATTACCTATAGCATTAATCTTACTCGCAATTCCGTCTAAAGCGTCATCTGCTTCAATTTTAAATCTTAATATTAACTATACTCGCAACATATAGTCGAATTAATGTGTATAATTGTTTATTAAATTTAAAAGATAATTTTCTAAATCTATGGTTTTATCTTCGATAATAAAATATGGTATTCGCAACAATCGAATACCATTATTTTTACAATATGCAGTTTTAATTGAATCGTGTTTTTGAACTATTTTAAAATTCTCCTGTGCTTCTTCTATTGATATTCCACCAAAACAAATTGGCTCATAATGTTGTTTCCCATCAACTTCAATCATAATATTCAAATCATATAAATAGAAATCAAAAGGTAATGGTAAAATATCTCTACACCCATTCTCCGAATATTGTGGTTTATATTTTATAGCGTTATTTTTTAGTATTGTTTCAATTTTCTGTTCACCTTTAGATTTACAACATTTAGGACAGCCGTGACCCTGTGTGATATTTACACCGTTTGTTTTCCATATATATCCACAATGATTACATTTCATCATAATATTAGTATAAGAATTAAATTCTACAACTGTAAGATTATTATTCATTTCATTACATTCTTCTTGTAAAGATTCTTTAGTACGACCCCTTCCTATACAATAAACACACCCACATTTATTTGTTTTTAAATTAGTTAAACTAATATATTGAACACCTTTATCTCTGTGTGACCTACAAATACAATGTATTCTTACTCTCGATGAAGATTTAGGCGTTTCTTTTATATAGTCGTGGTCTACATAATCAAATCCCTTTTCATCAAGTAGGGCTATTATATCTTCTTTGGAAGTTCTATGTAATTTTCCCATATTTTCTATAGCACAATATTTACAAACAAATTTATTATTTATAAAAACGTGAAATAAATTCGACTGTACTCCTTTGTCTAAATGCTTGTTACAAATATATTTTACAATATGATTTGTTCTAATAATCGTTTTGGATAATAATTGACAATTATTATCCTTACATTTATTTAATGCAATCTCATAATAATCATTACCATCATATCTTTTACTTTTCGCACAATAATTACAATATCGTTTACCATCACTTACAAGTTGAAGTAAATCCGCTTTAAATTCTGTTCCACAAGAGCATATAAATCGCATTTTAGTCCGAGAATTAACATATTCTTCTTCAATTATTTTTGTATTGCAATTATCTTTATCTAACATTAATTGAATATTATCAATACTAAACCTATTATATTTACTAAATTTTTGCGGAGTCTTAGAATTAACAACACTATTTACACTAACTTCATATTTATACCCATCTTTATCGTGACAAGGCATTTTTGTATGATTATTTATATATTTATCTGTATCGAGAATCAAGTTATTTTCTTTAAATAATGCTTTAACACTATCTATATTATATTTACTACCTATATTTATCACCACCTATAACATTAATACACATTATCCGCTTATATTTTCATATAAGAATAGACTATTTCTTCACCCTATTTAATAGGGGTACACCTTTTCCATTTAAGAGGTTTTCACTCACACCTTTGCGATTGTGCCGTACTTCTATTGTTATGGATATTTGGGATTTCCACCCTTATTCACAAGTCCATAACTCTACTGAGAATAGTCGTTGAACCTTTACCCTCGGCTAATACCGTATGGTCTACGGAATACGTTAGGGTACTTGGCTACAGAACACTCATTATTACAATACTTAGGCTTTTGACCTTATATCATCCTTACGTTGTTTCTACTTTCGTACCATCATAACGTGATTTCTCTGTTATTGTGGTGTAAGGCTTTAGAGATTACCTGTAGTTAAATGTATACAAGTTGCATATTACTATACAACAAGGCATAAACTTTCGTTTTGCCTTCATAGCCGAAACTAATCCATCGGTTGATTCATTCATATCCAAATCCGGTGAGATAGCTTCAAAAATAGATGACGTTTTAGCCATTTCAATAGCGTCTTTAATTGAGTAACCAAGACGTGACCAGTCAGCACTTGCTTGAATTACATCTTTCGCCGTAACTCCCAACTGCTTACCAATCTCAGACGCACTCTCGTAAAATTCATTAAGTTGCTCAGTCGTACCATCAGTAGTTTTCTTCAAATCAACGAGTGCCGTATCTAACTCAATAACAGTTTCAACACCTGTTTTAAGAGTTCTATAGGTACTCATAATAATATAAAGACCACTAAAATACGTTGACAACTTCTTTATTTGATAACCGAGTCTATCAGTAAAAGCCAAACCTGTTTTACCAGCCATTTTAGCTTCTTGTGTTATCATTCTAAACTCTTGTCTTATTTGACCGAGCCTTACATTATCACAAGACTTAACCTCGGTTTGAAGTATTTTAATTTGATTACCAAATTGTTTTGTAGCGGCGGTATTTTCTTTTAACCACACGCCCATTTGATTAGATAGAATCGCTCTATCATTAAGTAATTTAGTTTCAGCGGCGGTTAATTTCTCCGCTTGTGCTAATTCTTTTTCTCTGTCTGCCGTGATTAGCAATTCATTTTGTACTTGCTTTAATGTATCCGAAAACTCTTTTTCTTTAGCAATAAGAGTTTCAACATCACCGTTTTCAGACGCAGTACGCATTTCAACTAAAGTATCTCTAAGTAACTGAACTTTCTCCCGTGTTTCATCACTAACCGCAGAAAGTTTGCTCATATTAAGACTGACTTGTGATATTGCTACATCATAATTTGAAGCATTACCGTTAGCAAGAGTACCTTGAATAGCCTCTACGAGTTTTTCTTTTGCCTGTTCTGCTTTACTAACAATATTGTCGATATTTGCAGTTATATTGGCAAAACCAGTTTCAGCCTTAGTTATACTTTCCTGTGGGATTAAATCAGCAAATTTCTCACGAACCTCTACCTCTTTAGCTTTAAGTTCTTCAAGTTTTGTTTTGTATCCCTCAATAGTCGCAGTACCTACTGAATCCCTATATCCAGCATTTTCAGTAGTAGACTGCAAACGCTTCATTTGTTCAAGAACTTTATTATATTCGCTGACAGCCCGTTCTTCTTCTTTTATTTTAGCTTTTAAATCTTCAAAAGCCTGTTTTTGAAACTCAACCGCAGACTTATCTTTCATCTTAGCATTGATAACATCTATAGTCTGCTGAGTCGTAGTTTGAATTTCCTTTATTGTATTCTCTAATTGCTTAAACTGTTCAGCCGACAACTTACCATTGAAAGAACCCATTAAAGCCTTACCCTTAGCCGTTAAAGTATCTATCTCAGCCTGTAACGCTTTAATTTCATTAGTATTTGTCCGTGTATCAAGTTTAGCAATCTTGATTTGTTTATTACCAATTTGTTTAGCAACATTAACTAATTCTTTATAAGAGTTTGTAGCCGTTTTAATATTAGCGTCTATTTTAACAGCACTAACAGATTTAAGCTGTGACCTCAACTCTCCAATTTCTTTAGTCAACGCCCCTATATCACCTGTTAAGGTTATCGGTTTAGCTGACTTTTGTATTTCGTCAAGTTGAGATTTAACCCTACTTATAGAGTCACTACCTATTTCCGCTGATAGTTGTAGTCTGAAATCTTCATCTGCCATAATTCATCACTTCCTTTTGAGCGTTTTTGTTAGTTTCTCACATATATAAAAACACCCATTGGGTGTAATATTTATACTAAATATTTTGTTGTATTAGGATTCAAGTCCTCATAGCAAAGTTTCTTTAATCGAGTATAAGGAATACGAATTATTGGAATATTATTTGATTTACACCATTCGTTTTTAAAAGAATCACGCTGTTTTCGTTTTTCATATCCATCATCATTCGGGAAAACTGTAACTTCTCTAAAATGTTGCAAACCATCAAATTCAATAATATAATCACATTCCGATTTTTGAGTAATACGAAAATCAAATCTCGGAGTACCACCAGTATCTAAATAGCGTAAATCTGCGTATGGTTTATCTTGTATATATGGAATGTTATGCTCATCAAGTATTTCTCTGATTTTTTGTTCACCTAATGACATACCACTACATCCTCTACAACGGTCTTTCCCATAATTTAATAACATATCGCTTGAATTGCTTTCAATTCGCCCACATAAATCACATTTACACAACCAATACGCTGCTCTGCCACCGCCTTTTTTAAATTGTTTCCAATCTCTTTCAAGAACAATTAAATGTCCGAATTTTTGTCCTGTTAAATCTATAGCAGAACCATTTGAATTTCTTTTCCATTTCTCACAACCACAATCTATCGCTTGTCCTAAGATTAATTCTGAACTTCTAATAGATTTCTCATTACCGCATTTTTTACATTTACAAATCCAATATGCGTGCTTACCAGACCCTTTTGGCTTAGAAGTGTCTTGGTAAAGCACTTTTAAATAATTAACCTCAAATCCTGTTAAATCTTTTGGTTGTTTAGGATGTTGTCTTCTTAAATGACCGCAAGAGCGGGTTCTTCCTTTAAGCAACTGATACATTTGAACGGTCACTATTTCTCCACAACTGCACAAACATTTGTAATATTTTAAGTGCCATCCTTTCGGGTTTCTGTCTATATCTTTTTGTTCTCTTTCAAAATCTTCTTCTATGACGGTTAATTCTCCGTAAATATCGCCTATTTGTACAGGTCTATACTTTCTTTTCATATTAATACCTCCATATTTAAAACAAAAAATAAAGCCTAACCTTTTTTTCGGTTAGACCAATTAGTTAATTCTTTATTTAATTCTACATCTCGTACATATACCCAAAACATCTGATGATTATTGGGATTCAACGCACATACTTCATATTTAATACCACGTTGATATAAAAAATTTCTTAATTCAACACTATAACAACAAAATATTTTTTTTTGTGATTTCATTAACTTATTCCTTTCCAGTTAATCCTAAATTTTCAGTTTCTAAAGCAGATTTTAATTTTGACAATCCTTTCCATTTTCTATCTTTTGCCGTATTGTCATTATAAAGGTCACAAAGAGTATCGCTACTCCAATTTTGAAGTTCTTGAACCAACTCTTTTTCTACCCCTATTCCTAATAAATAACTACACCACAAATGACGAAACAGGTGGAAATAAACAGGTTTATTAAACTCTTTCATACAATACTTATCCCATTTTTCAATCCACTTTTTCATATTAGCAGACTTAGCCGGCGTACCATCAGAAAGAATGAAAATACTATCGTGAACCTTATTATTCTTCTTCAATATTTCTTCTCTAACGGGTAGCCATTTGTGATAATAAGGTAAAAATATATCCTTTATAATATATCTTTTAATATGTTTCCCGTTTACGCCTCTGCCTTTAACTTGCATTTCTTCTGTGGTTTCCAAAAACAAATCCTCAAATACAAGATTATTTTCATCAATAATACTTGTCTTGAAACGCTCTAACTCACTATATCTTGCACCTGTAGATAAAAGAAGTGCTAATAAACATTGTTCTTGAACTCTATTTCCGCTTTCTAATTCTTTCATCAATTTATTCATTTCAGCCATTGTAAAAACAGATTTTTTCCTTGTTGGCTGTTTATCGGGTTTGTCTATATAGGACAATAAATTTCTAAAATTCGGATATTTGTCATCATACATTTTTTCAATCCAAGTACAAAAACTTGATAAAGCACTATGAATCTGATGAAAGCGATTACTATGCCATTGTAATTCAGTAACACCGTAATCAAAGAAGTCCATTAGATTGTACTTTTTAATATCAATAATTGAAATATTGTCATTTTCTAATATATTCCAACAAAAGAATATATTTAGATTACTCCTGTAATTTATAATCGTTTTCGGTGATTTTTTCGTAGAATAGTTCTTTAAAAATCTTTCCATTAACTTTTTATTCTCAGGATTTATTTGTTCTATTAATTCAGGAGAAGTGATTATCTTCCTGAATGTTTTTCTTCCCATTCAATCACCTCCTTATTTTACTTTAATGCCTTTCGATTGCAGATAGCGTTTTAATTGAGGACGCATTTGAATTTGAATATCGGTAACAGGGTCTTTCCAAATTGTTGTATCATCATCAGCACCCTTATAGTTACCGTGGGGATTATACCCGTAATACATACCATAAGCAGCATATTCAAATATCTCTCTATTCATAGAAGATGAATGTGGTCTTGTATAAACCAACGTATAATCAAAAATTATTTTTTCATAATACCTCAATGCAGATACCTTATAATAAATATCAGCCTTATATCCGTTGGTAGTCCGACTAACTCCCGTACTTGCCAAAGAGTTCATAAGTTGATACGTTCTTTCGTATAATAACGGTCTATAACCCGAATAAAATTTATTTATATAATTTCTAAATACGGTCAAAGCATATCGTTTTTCCTCATTTACTAATTCATAACACTTCTTCATCAAAGCATTTTGTAATTGTGACATATTGGTAATTGCCATATAATCACCCTACTTTTCGTCTTTACTCTTTATTTCTCCGACAATTTTATTGATTTCTCTGTTGTGTTCTTCTAAGTCTTTGAATTTCTTATTAAATACTTCGCTGTCATTATAAGCATTAATAAGACCCGTAGGTGTCAACTGTTCTTTAATTCCGGCAACCTTAGTAGCCGATTCCATAAGAGTTTCAACATCAATGTTCTCAATCTTCTTCTCAAATGTTTCCAAAAGTCTTGAGAGCACTTCGTTAAGAGGATTCGGATGAATACCCGTCTTAAACTCAACATCAGCGTCAACAGCCTTAACTAACTCATCAAGCACACCATCGTCCATATTTTCTCTTATAATTTCAGCAATATTTGTGTTTCTAACAAAATCACACATCTTATCAATACCATTGATTTCAGCTTCTTCAATATCGGTTAAATCAACCGCCGAGAAATACATAATAATATGATAATCGAATATCACAGGTAAAAGATTAGAAAAGAAATGTTCATCAATAATACAACGCTCAACCGTTTTCTTAACTAAATTCATTTTTCCGAGCATACTGATATTCGTGCTAAAGTCAAATTCAATCTTCTCGCTATCTTCTCCCTGTGTAAAATCTGTATAATAACCTTTCTTCTGCATAGTGTTCCTCCTATATTTTAGTTATTTCTTTTAATAATCTATCTATATCCCATATGTAATATTTCCGAAGTTTCTTACCTTCGATTTTTATAGCACCGTGTTTTATAATTTCAATTTCATTTATACTGTTTTTCGTAGTTGTATGACGAAAGTTGTTAAAATCTTCAATACGAAGAAAATAACTTCTCTCCATATCACGTTGCTCATCTCTAAAATTCATAATAAACCCAGCAATCGTACCCTCGTACTTTGCTATTTTACTCAATCCTTTGATTTGATGATATTTAATCATTCTTTGGTTTTTATCGTCTTTATCACGTTGAAAACTAACCGCTTTACCTTTAGTTGACTTCAATTCAAAACCACAAAACAGTTTTTGATTACCGTCAAATACAAAAAAATCACAAGGATTCTCCCAAGAGAATTTGCTAAAACCGCTATTCACAAAAGACTGAGCAGAATCTTTTAATCTATAAACATAACAATAATCGGGGATAGATTTTACAAACTGTTCTTCAAATTTTTTTCCTACATTTTTGATAAAATCACCCCTCTAATGAGGTCTGTTATTCCATTCATCTCTAAGTCTAAAATGGTCTTCTTTCTTAAACGCAAAAACAAGTTGCATAGACCTATCCGTATAAATATCTACGGGTATAGCATATTTTGAAATATAAAATGCACATTGTTTTGGATTTCTAAAATAAAAAACCTCGTTATCATCATATTGTTTTCCTGTTAAATCACTTGTTACTATCATTTCTTTCGTCCTTTCTATTATTTGGAAACGTAAAAAAAAGGATATTACGGCAAACATAATATCCTTAAACCAACATTGACTTATTCAATCTCACTACTTTAAATCTCCAATTATCATCTATTCAATAAATACAATCATTCAGCTTAGTGTTGTGTTTAAAAATATTATTTCATTTTACCGAACAAAATTATCGCCTTTTACCGAATTTTGAATGTCTTGTTTTAATAACAGTATTTTCGGCAATAGGAGTGTATTCATCTTCTTTTACGTTTTCTATTTCTATTTTCTTTTCCTCATCTTCGATAGATAAAAGTCTATCAATATGTCTTTGAACATTATCTAAGAATGTATCCTTATCTGATAAATCAACATTAAGTAATCTATCTCTTGCTTCAATATCGGTATATACTCCCGTGGAGTTACCATAAAGAATTTGGAAAATCTTATAATGCTCCGATGTATCAGTATAGGTTTTCCACGGCTCAGATTGCATTACGTCTTTACAAGCCAAACACATATAATAACCTTTACCACATACGCCACAATAAGCGTTAATCTTTCCCATAATTTTCACCTCTTAAAAAAAGTCCACCGCAAGCCGAAACTTGCGGTGGTAAGTGATAAATAAGTACAGTTTATACTTAAAATAAAAAAGCTAATTACTCAGCACCGTCACCATTCGCAACAATAACTGTGAACAGTTCACCCTCGTCATCACAATAATCCTTAGCAATTGTAAAGGTGAAGGGGTGCTTACCTGTAGAAGTAAGAGCGAGTTCAATACTTTCAGGATTAAGTTTTGCTTTAGGAGCAATAATAGCACCAGAGTAAATTTTATTGCTGTTACATACGTCCTTAAAGTAAGCATAGATTTTGAGCATAACTTCTGCGGGGAAGTTCTCAGCCTTATTAACGACTTTAAGAGCCTCAGTAGAAGCATAAGAATACTCAACAAATACCTTGCCCGTAAGACCCGTAGGAACAGTAATCTCCTTATCGGCAATAACAAACGCAGTAGCAGAAACTTCTGTACCCTTAGCGAAAGCAGTACCAACATCACCAGCAGTATAAGCATAGATATACTTAATATCCTTGTCAGGTGTATATTTAAGAGTTACCTTACCAGCGTTACCACCAGTTGTGGGTATTTCAAGAATCTCATATGTAGGTACAGAAATAGTATCGTTCTGAGCCGCTACAACCTTTTCAGTACCATACTGAGCAGCGAGAAGGTCAAAACTAATAAGAGAGTTTGAACCTGTGAACTCACCCTTTTTAGCACGATAAATTGTATCAATAGTAGAACCAAAAGCGTCAACAACTTCCTCGCCCTCAGCAGTACAGTTAAGTGAGGGGTCTTCGATTGACTTAATTGTCATAATCTGCTTTGCTGTTTCAATATCAAATGCACTTGCTCTACGCACCTTGTCTAAAATAAGTTCATTTTTATTAAACATAATAGTATCCTCCTTGATAGGTTAAAAATATACAAAAAAAATAAACCCCTATAAAACAGGGGAGATTAGTCAGTAGTCCACGATAGACGGTTTTTATCAATACCTTTTAAACTACCAAAACCCGAATACGCACCTTGTAGTAACATATCCGAGTCTTTCTCTTTAGTAATTCGTTTTAAATTTTCTATCGCTCTACCAATAGGAATATTCCATAATCCCTCATCACCACACAAACCACAATGAACAGCAAGAGAAGAATGAAGTGGTTTAATAATACTCTTAAACTGACTTCCTTGCATTTGAGCCATTTCTAACTCATCTATTGCGTCCTCTATTAAATCCATTTTGGTTTGTTCGTTAGCTGGGATTTGGTTATTCCTTTCAAGTCCGTGTAACTTTCTTATGGTTTCACAAGCCATAGTATACACGACTCTATCTATCATAATATCGTCTTTGACATTGTATAAATAAATATCTTTGGTGTCTTTGTGTTCATACAAGTCAAAATCCGCTAAATCTATACTGTCACTTGTTTCGGGATTAATCAAAATTAATTGCATTGGATTGATTAGCATACCCTCTTTTTCTTCATTAGAAAGTTTTAAAAACTTTTCAGGGTCATCTTTGCTCATTTTATAGTATAATTTCTTTTTGCTTGAAACTAATTGCGAAACAAGTTTTAAAAATAAATCGTAATCATTTATTTGAGTATAATCAATACCCAAAATCCATAACTGAGCCTTTAGGTCAGCACCAACCGAAGTAAAACTCTTAATAGCTGAGAAATACTTTTCTTCTCCGAAATCCATTATCTGTTTTAATGTCGGCTGATGAATTGAAATTTTAGGAGCAACCTTTATGTCATAACCATAATAGGCTTTTAATTCGTCAAAATTATTCATCGTCATCACACAGATTTGCGTTCAAATCTAATCCTGTGAATTTAATCTCACGATATAAATAATCTCTGACATATGCTCCTTCGTGGTCTTTTACAAGTTTTAAATGACCGATAGCAAGGTGTCTATTGTCATTAAACTTACGTTTAATAAGCCTCGCTATATAATCATTTCTATTTTCTCGTATTTTGGGTACGTTATTTACCCTCATATGCTTATAATGTGAAATAATAATAATCTGCAATTCCGCTTCAAGAAAAGTATCATTCACATCATAGCCCTCATTAATATGAGCCTGTACAGTAATAATTGTGTCGGCTTTATCCAATGTATTTGGGTCTTGATTATAGTCAAATATGTTGACACCAATTAATTCGTCTATATCTTCTTTATCCGACACTTGTTGACTGTCGATTGCTTTTACAATCGCTTCGTCATTTATAATTTGTTTTATAACTTCGTGTTTAATATCTCCGATGATTGAACCGTCACCCATAATCTCACCCTTTCTATATTAAAGATACAATTTTGATAATTACAGAAGATTCATTTTCATCGTTTTCGTCTTTGAAAACAAGTTTAAATTCCTCGTCAATTAAATCATCATTGTCAACCTTAATTGTTATTTTATTTCCATTTTTGGTAACTTGTAAATCATTAGCGAAATTTGAGATGATTTCCCAATCACCTACCGTATCAAGCACTTCATTGTCTTGATAAAATTTACCCTCAAATGTCTGAGCCTTACCGCCCGACTTAATAACATTTGTTTTATATGTTATCTCTGAACGAATTATAGTTTGCGTATTGTCGGGATTCTCGGTATTTGTAGACTGCGTATTTTGAATCACATCAGGGTCTATATAATCACATATGCCTAAATCAACTCTATCAGTTGCAAGATTTTCTTCATCTTCTTCAACGGTTAATTTAACAAGACCCCGACTACCATTAGCAAAAGAAATGGTATCATTATCCGTAGTTTTATATACTACGGGAGATTCAGAATTTCTATCTATATAAAACCTTTTAGAACTCTTAATACATACTGTATTTTCGTCATAAGGTAATTTAACGTGAAATTGAGCAGAACCGACAACTATTTGCTTTCTTTGCTGTTCACCTGAATTATATTGAGTAGCATTTGTAACAAAACAAGGATAATTAAAAATATCACCCTTGTCATTCTGCCAACGCAGAATCCAAGTGCAAAGAGTTAATGTACCTTCGTAATTAATATCGGACTTTAAGTACGCTTCGGTACAAATCCAATAAGTATCATTCTCACTATCATAAAAAATGTCACCAGCATAAACAGGCGTATCAACCTGTGTCATAAAATTAACAGTATTGCCGTTAGCCGATGAAAATTTATGATTATACATTCTTATAGCAAGAGTGCTTTCGCTCTCATAATCAGCGGATTCATTACCGTGTACCCAACGATAAATTCCCATTTTAAAAGATGGGTCATTACCAAATACCTGTTTTAAATTATCACGGCTATTTTTAATATAAGCACTCCTTAAATCGTTTCCACTTTGTTTAATACGCTTTTTAAACCTATCGAAATAGTCGGTTTCTAAGTTACTCATTATACCACCGCCTATTTCTTAATTTCTCTGCCTAATAAGTCTACAGCCCTGTCTTTGCTCTCATAAGAGTATCTTGATACAAGTGTTTCTGTATCTCTACGCAAAGTATCGTGTAAAGCTGTCATTTTATCTAAATGATTAGCATTACTAAAAGCGTTTACATCTGAGGAACTAAAACCAACACTAAGTAATGTAGGAGTAATTAAGTATTCAGAATCAATATATTGAAGTAACATATAATTACTTAAAATATCCATTTCTTTATCTGTTAAATCTGCTTCAAAATACCCCTCATTATCATTTCTTTCCGATAATTTATCGCAGATATGAAATCTCGGTATTGCAATCGTCAGCAAATCAAACAGATAATCCTCTACATCTTCCTGTGTCATTTGAGGGAGGTCATAATCTTTAAGTTTTCTCAATGCCAAAGCATAGATTTTTGAATAATTTGTCATTGAAATTCAACCTCCTAAAGATTGTTTAGCCTACAAGACCAATAAGATTTAAGTCAAATTCCTTATCAAGTTTCATAATGCTCTGTACGTCAGTAATTCTTCCGTCAGTAATAAATGTCTTAATAATTGTGTAAACAGAAGTCTTAACTCTCGGACTTGCCTTTTTAAGATTCTCAATAACTTTTCCGATATTACCATTTGTGTAATTATCGGGATTAGTGAAAATCTCATACTTCTCAAAGATATTACCAAGTTTAAGTTTCTCAATAACTCTTTCGTCCATAGGTTTAATAACAAGCCCTCTAAAGTAATCCTTATACTGTTTCCAAATATTTTCAATTACCTCATAAGGAACAGCAGTAACTTCGCCTACCTCAGTCCACTCATATCTTTCGTCTGTCTTCTTATCATAGTAAGATACATTCGGAACAAGAGCCACAACATCAATAAGCTCGTCTTTGTCGATTTCAACAACCTTTGTCTTTTTTGTTTCTACCACTTTATCAGAAGTGGCTACGGATTTCTCCGTAGCCACAGTCTTCTTAGTTGTTTTCTTTGTAGTAGATTTAGTAGAAGTTCTCGCCATCTCTAAATCATCCTTTCTATTTTAAAATATTAGTTTTATATTACTGGAGTGTGATAACTGCGAAATATGCAGGCAACACAAGACCCATTCCAAACAGAGTTTGAAGCTGAATATCAACTGTTTGGTCGTTATTCTCAAACTCATCCTTCATCTTAGAACGTGTATCTCCATAGAAATCAACCTTAATCGGCTTAGTGTCGCCACCAAGAACATAAATCTTAGTGTTGTCAAGAGCCGGTGTAAATGTACCAGACTGTAAAGTCTGAGGGATAAGCATAAGGTCAAAGCCCTCCCAGTTACCAACAGAACCAGTCATAGCCTTTGCCTCTTTCTGAGAATTAGCAAACATATGAGTAGGAATCTTACCAGCCAGTTTGTTAAGAGCAATTCTTGTACCAGCAATAATAAGGTTAGAATAGCCACCAGCAGCCATTACCTTATCAGCCATAGCAAGTACACTGTCAGAATCGTTGCAAGTAGCTGTGAAATCAGAAGGAACAGCATTAACTACATTGTTAAACTGAGCGTAGATTCTGTCTTGAAGTGCCTTATTAACGGACTTATAAATCTTATCCATTACCTTATCAAGATGTGCTACGCCTGTGTAGAAACGCTCAATTTCCTCATAAACGTGAATCTTAATCCACTCTTTCGGGAGTTTAATTTCCTCGCCAATGTCAAGGCTCTCACGGTCTGTATCCCAATAGTTACCTGAGAACTTAGCTGTTGAGAGAAGTCCACCCTCAGCATACCAAGCACTCTCGTCACCGAGATTACGATACTTAACGTCTACAAATGCGTCACAGAAAGGAGAGTCAAATACATTCTCGGAAATCGCAACATTAACAATCTGCTCAGTAATCTCGTAAATAAGAATCTCATTTGCTCTGATTGCCTGATAGAAAGTACGTCCACCAAGAATATCGTCCTTAATCTTCTGTCTAAGGTCGGTTTCAAGGTCTTTAACTGTTACACCATCTTCAAGTGTATAGTCGAGTCTTGCAAGGTCAAGTGCAAGATTGAAGCACTGCTGAACCTTCTCCTGAGCGTCAGCAGATTTTACACTAAAATTATACATAATCTTTACCTCCTTATAGTCTATTACGCAAGAGTAGTTACTCTTACTTTGTACATAGTACGAGAATAACCATAGGTATTAGCTGTGGTTACAAGTGTCGCACCAGCGATTCTCGTTGACTCAATTACACCCTCCATAACGGGCGAAGAATTTGAAGCGGTAGCCGCTACAACGAGTTTACCTGTAGTGCTGTCAATAGTTACAAACTTATCCTTAGCTGCGTCAGCCTTTGTAGCTGCGGTGAAACCGTCAGCAGAAATAGAGAACTTATCGCCAAGATTAACGATTCTCGCTCTAAATACTGTACCAGCAGGAATAATATACTTATCTTTTCTCTGATTTGTAATCTTAGAAGTATCAGCGTCCCAAGCCGGATTATCGGCAACGATTACCTGTTTGCCAGCAGATGTACCCTTAACAAAGTTATATACCTCGGTTTCGCCAGTAGCAAGACCGTCAGCATATCCAAAAGTACCATTCTCAATATCTGTAGCAGCTACTACGCTGATAATGTCACTATGAAATGTGCTTTTCATATTTGTTGACTCAAAAACTGCATATGCCATATTGTTTTCCTCCTTATAAATAAAATAACCACCCTTAGTTAAGGGTGATTGCTATGTCGTATCCGTTTTTGTTTCAATTAGTGCTTGTGAATTACACCATATCTTTCGCTATAAACATATTTACTGTCGGTGCAATCTTCATCATCGTTGATTCCGAGAGAATTAGTCTGTGACTTCTTACCGAAATTCTTAGATAATGTAGCGTCCGTGTAAATACTATTACAACGATTTTTAATCTCATCAAGAGAGAGATTAGCCTTGTTTCTCTGCAACTCAATGAAATCGGGATTTTCGCCAATTATATTGACGAACTTTGTAAATACTGCGTCCTTAGCCGCTTCCAATTCAACTTCACTACGTTTCTGTTCATCGGCTACATACTGCTCGTATTTAGGTTTAATTTCACCAAGTTCATCTACAACAGACTGATATTTAGATTCAAGTTCATCATATTTAATCTTTAAATCTGAATACTTAACCTGATAATCGGTACTGCCGTCACCATCGCCACCATTTCCAGCATTATCGCCTGTTTCGGTGGTGTCGGTGGTTTCAGTTTCGGTATTAGTAGTGTCGCCACTATTAGTATCACCATTTGTATCATCGCTACCTGTAGTGTCGCCATTACCATTGGTTTCAGTATTGGTAGTGCCATTACCATCGCCAGTATTATCACCAGTCTGAACCTCGGTAGAATCATTAGAATCTAAACCAGTATTGTCATCACCAGTATTCTCAGTCTGAGTATTGGTGTTATTGCTACCCGTGTTGTCGGTTTCAATCTGTGTACCGCTTTCCTCAGTCACAGTTTCCTCATCAACAATCTCGGTGACATCTTCTTTGTCTACCTTCGGTTCCTTGTTTTCAACGTCAGCCATTTCCATTCCTCCTTTTTCAAGATTTTCTTTAAGTTTTGCAAACTTAGTAAATTTATCATTTATTTCACTTTGCATTTCCTTTAAGAAATCTGCCATTGTGAACTTCGTATTATTAATCACTACGGAAGAATTTATCATAGCTGGCTCATATTGGTCGCCCAAGATACAAGCCGCACGAAAAGAAAACTTAGTGAATACAAACAATCCATTTTCATTAATATAGCCATCAACAGGATTGGTTTCTTCTCCCGTAAATTCACTATCTTCGGGATTCCACAATTCCATTGAATGACCTTTACGAAAATCTCTCTCCATTATCATCTTACTGTCTTTAAACATATTCCACAGAAGACCCTCAACGACAAGAAATTCTCGCTCATAACCATCGTCACACATTACAGTTTCAAAATGTGCATTATTATCTCCATTAGATACAATAACGCCGTAGGGAACACCGAGATATTTTTCCTCGTAATCTCCCTTACTATTACTTATAATTACATAACGATGGTCTGAAAAATCTTTTTCTCCAAATTGATTTTCCTCAATAAAACCTACAATCGGTATGTACTGCAAAGTAGGTATAGCAGTTTGAACAACCTCTTTTTCAAATACACTACCATTGTAATTTTGCCCCAAGTGCATTAAGAAAATTTTTACTTTAGTAAATCTTGTATCATTTGAATCAATACTTTCAATCTTCTCAAATCGCACAGGGAACTTCATAAATTTATTTATATAATTTTTACTAACTTCCATTTTCTTTTACCTCCTATCTATCAATATTACTATCTGCGTCAGCGGTTATTTCTCCGCTTTCATCTAACAATTCACCTTTCGACTCATTGGTAGGTCTACCCACATTATTCGCCGTTGAATTATAAGAAGAAGATAGAGGTGTAAAATTATTTGAAAAGTCGTAAATACTTTTATGTAAAACAAATGACCCCATAATTGTCGCCGGAGTCATATCCATAGAAGCCATCCATTTATCTATTACAGTAGCACCCAAAGTACAAGCGTCTTTATATTTATTAGAAATATCTTTCTTATTAAATATAGTCATATCAAGTAGATAGAATCTAAACATATATGACTGCGTATTATAAGTTTTGATATATCTATTAACCCAACGCTCATATTGTCTATATAAGTCATAAGCAAATCCACTTAGATTTTCTATTGACATTGTAACCGCCGTACCACTTGATGAACCATTAAACAACTCTTTGGTTTCACCCGAAGCGTTATGAATTTCATCTATTGCGTCAGATACGTTATTACGAGTATTATTATTGTTTTGGAAACTAATAGCTTCACCATCAGAACCCAACGTATGTATCATTCCAATGTCATCACTCATACTACTCTTATTTATCTCAGCAAAAGCAGCCAATGTTTCTAACGTCAATAAAGGCTTATCAACAGCAGATGAATCAATAGGTACTTTAATTAAAATAGCTTTATAATTATCCGTTCTCGCTGATTGCAACTTCAATTTCTTATAGGTATCTAAATCCAAAATATCTTGAAGCAAGCCTATTAGCCACGGATATGGATAACTAATATCGTGATTAAGTTTAACGCAAATCTGTTTATCATAATCAGGCTCATACCAAGAACTATAATTTTGTTTGTTCTCCATAGCCTTATGATATTCATTCCACTCTTTACGAACATAATCAGGATAAGCATTGATTTCTTTAGGCGAAATAGCTTGTAGATTGATAATAAAACTATATAATCCGTCTTCTATCTTATGTAACTTCCAATGATTAAATTTAACTCGCTGAATAAAGAATGTATTGTTATTTTCTGCCACAAGACCACAATAAACATCTTGATACGGCAAAAACTTCGCAATTTTCTTAAATTCGTGTTTTAAATTCATCTTTTCAAGTTGCATAATGATTTTTCCATATTTCGCTTTTATAGTGTCAGCTTTAAATGAATTATTACTAACAGCCAAATCAACGCCAAAATTAAACAACATCATATTGCTTAACGTATTATTTATTCTATAGTAATGAGGTGAAATCCTCATTAAACTGTTAGATATTTTAATAATCTCTTTCCAATTAGCAGATGGGTTATCAAGTATCTCTCTAATTCTCGTTAGAGAACGTCCACCAATCTTAGGTGATTTTGTTTCGAGAATACCACTATTTAATACATCTCTAATCATAAGTCTTTTGAACCTATTAATATCAATACCTTTGCCATTTTTTAAATCAGACTCAAAAGCCTTACTATCAGCTTTATAATCTGTATATGTATAAATAGGTATCTCAATTTCTTTATTACTCAATAATTCCACCTCCTTAATAAAAAATTGGTTTATGATTTAACTTACCCAAACTTTTAGCATAGTCATTCGGGTTGAATGATAATCTATTGCTTTTCGCTAATTCTTTTTCAAGTTCATTTTGAACCCAGTAGTTATAAGCCATTGAACTAACACGGTCTTTCCGCATACCAGACCTTTCCCATACTCTCGTATTAGTACCTTTTTGTTCTGATTGTAATGCAATTAGCTCGTATATTAAGAACGTAGATTCAAGATAAGAATGTAAATATTCATATTTCTCAAATTTCTCCATCGACTTAAACTCTTTGAATTTTTCTTCCCAATATCTCTCAGCTTCTTGTTCGGATATAGGTAGATTTATTTTTCCTTGTTGGAAAGCACTTCTCAACAAGTTATATATATTACTATTAAATTCAGCGTTAGCCTTAACAGCCCAAATAGTTTTCGGAGCGTCCGGCACTTTACACTTTTCGGCTAATAATTTATTATTCCTACAGTTTAACGCTGGGTAGAAAACACCCGATTCCTTATCAAACATATCATCGGCAATAAGTTCATATATAGGTAATCCAAGACCATTTGCGTCTATTACCATATCGGTACACTTAAAATAATCATAATAACGTCTAACTTTCAACGCTAAATCATCGCCACGAATATCCTCTATGTTTTCCATATAAACAACATTTCCGATATATTTATTACTTGAAGTAGGAATCGCACTATTAACAATAATCGAACTTGCGTCATTATTATGTTTCTTAGAACCCATAAGGGCTATATCTAAACTAATAATTCGTCTTTCGTTTTGTAATAATTCAGGTACTTTCTTATATTTACTTGACACACCGCAAGTAGCTGGATATAAAACTTCTTTGAGTTTTCTGTTCGGTATGATTTCATCATATTTAAAGAACGCACCAGCTTTGTCACCTTGCCACATACAACCCATTTCCATAGCAAATGACATTTCGTTAAATGTAGCTTCTGACATTTCATCTTTAACTTGCTCTCGGTCTAATAAATGTGATTTAATAGCTATTTGATAAGGCAACGCACACATAAAGAATCCCGAATTTAATTTCAACATATTTGCATAATAAGAACGAGCCAATTGATAAGACCAATGACTCGTGTACCACGCAGATGACATATAAAATTCTTGGTTTCTTTCAATAAGATGTGCGTACTCAGGTTTATTTAAGTAATTCGGCTGTCTTGGTGCTGTTAAGAATTTTTTAAGTACCGTCTGCACAATTTCAAGCGGCACCATTCTAAACTCATCAACAACAATAATATTTGCTCTCTCGTGTCGAGCATTATCATTAGCTGTTATGATTTTCAACCAAGAGCCATTTTTTAGGTTAATATGAGGATTGTTTATAGCCGTAGACCAATCTTCAATCTCATATCTAAGATTCTCAGAACCCCAACCATAGTTTTTCATAAAATCGGTTGTAATCTTTGTCAGCACTTCCATAGCCTGACCTTTTGTACCCGAAGCTATAATAATCTTAGTTTTCGGATATAAAATCATTTTGACTAAACACAATAACGCAACAAGATAGGTCTTGCCTTGCAATAGTTATTATCCGTAAGTTTTTTATCTTACGCTCTGAAAGTTTCCCTTATTTTCATCGGTTAGTCAATTCTAACCCAGTTTAGCATATATTTTCACCTTCGACTTTACGTTAAGGGGAGAAGACTCGTGGAGGTATTTTATTTATTCAACCTCTATGCGTTACGGTGACAATTAACCTTTCGTAATCTAATTGTTTACCTCGGTATTGACATATTAAATAACTTAGTTTTTACCGATTTTCTTCTCTTGTTTTCTATATATTTCTATATAGCGAAGCCATAATTAACCTCGACTGGCAAGGTACATATTATAATTATTGTGCATAAACTCATATAAAAGTATCTGCTGAAAATCCTTTAAAGTTACATTTAAAAAATCTTTTACAAACCTCTGAGGATTCTGTCTATAAAAAGAAGTCCAATAAGCTATTCCTTCCATAAGTCTTTCTGATTTACGGGATAATAACTCATTTTCACTCAAATTATTGTCGGATACCATTTTTGATAATGGTACTGTTTTTGTACAAGCAAGTAATTGTTCTGACATAAAATCACCTACTCGTTTTCTAATTGTTTACCGAAAATAGAATCAAATAATGCTTCTGAACTCTCTGCTGTTTCGTATTCGGGTTTATCGACAGTATATTGTTTCATATAATCGTCATATAAATGAGAAGTGGCTTTCTCAACGTCAAGATTCTTAGCGGTATGACCTTTATAAAACACATCAATCATAAGCCCGATACCGTCTACGTCTTTAAGAGCCTCGTCAACTTCCGGCACGGGTCTGTTTTCTTCCCATACATCAATTAACTCACCAAGCGATTTACCACTTGAAAGTGTACTCGCCTTAGTTTGTTTAGGTTGGAGGTTGCCCGAATTAAGCAAAGATTGAAAAGTCTTATCAATTTCTTTCGTATCTCTACCGTCTTTTTCGGCTTTATAATGTTCAAGCTGATTAAAAGCAATTCTCTTGAAAATTTCCTCTTGTGCTTTGGTTTGACATTCGTGTCTTGAAGTCCAATCATCGTACTGACGTTGTAAGAATTGATACTCGCCTTTAGAAAATCCTTCACCGAAGAATTCTCTCGTCTTATCATCTACGCCCGTAACTCTATCAGCAACAGAGCCAACTATTTTATTGTCACCATCAACAATAACTTTCTTACCGATTGTAGTTAGACTATCATCTCCCATTTTCCGAGCAGATTCTTCTTCTAACGTATCGTCAAATGTTTTGTTTTTGTTGGCTCTACTTCGGCTAACAAATAAATATTGAACGATAAGAGTAGCACTTTGACTACCAGCCATTTTCTTCTTATACCAAGAAGTTTCAGCAGAATCAAAAACACCATCACTATAATAAATGTTAAAAATACTACATATTTTTCTTATCGCTAATTTCTCAGGTCTTTCATTTTTATACTGTGCATAACGACAATTATCATCCTCGTAAAACCTTAAATAATACTCATATAATTGTTTAATGCACTCAGTACACATAGGGATATTGCCATCATAATGCCCCCAAAGTAAATTGTTGGTTGACGCTGGGGCTTTTAACTTCATCTCAGCACCACAATTAACACAGGTAGTTTTTCTTAAATCTTTCTTAATAGGCAATATTTCACAACCTTTCCCTCATAAAAGTGTAGCGAACCCTTAAAAGTTCGCTCATAAAAATGTAAAAAATGAAACACGGACTGATATAATCAGCCCGTTTTCTCAATCTATTCTGCGAAAATATATATCGCTGCAACTAAATTGCATAAGTATTTTTGTAAAAACACGCAAGAATTGCGTATTATTTGGTTATAAGACTCGCAAGAGTATTGTTATTTATTATTTTTGCGTATTTACGCATTTTTGTCTTCTGTATTAATTGTTATAACTTTGGATTTGTCTTGAATCAAGTTACCGTCATCATCCTGACAGATAATAGCAAATCCCGATTTCTGCGGTGGTAATAATCTACCGTCCACATAATTCATTTTCTTTACATCGGCAAAAGCACCTTGCTCAAACAACCTAATATAACCTTTTGAACTATCACCGACCTTGTGAGTATGTGCCATAACAACACAATCAAAAGATTCTCTATAGGTATCTTGCAAATAATCTTTTGCTTTATCAGCCGTAGCAAGCATACCTGAACGATATGCAAGCGGATGAACGAAAAACGTCTTTCCGATACGGCACTTCCAATCGTCTACATATTCTATTTCTATATCTTCAAATATATCTTTAAGTGGCTCATAACTAATTTTCGCACCACATCTTTTATCATAATGCTTAAAGCCGTCTACGAAAATTAACTCTAAAGAAGTGTCGGGCAAAAGTTCTAATACATCTGAATCTAAATTCTTTGAGAAGTAATTAGCAAACCTCTTATCGTGATTTCCATAATTACATACTACTTTAGTGGGTCTTAAATAATTAATCAACTCAATTAAATATTGTCTGCCCTGTATTATTTCTTCCATTGGAGATATACGATATTGTTTACTGAATTTTGATAATGCTTGACAATCAACTATATCACCGTTTAACTGTAAAATATCAATCTTATTTCTATAATCTTTTAACAGTTCGTAATTAAGCTGAAAGGGGATATGTAAATCCGATATAGAAAGAATCGTCAAAGCAACTCCGTTTGTTTTCTCAGCTTCTATAATCTCAATTAACCGTTTCATACCATACATACGTTTCCGTACTTCTGATTCATTAAAACAGTTACCCTCTCCAAAAAGATATTCGCTTAATTCTTCGTAAGGTCTTTCCTCAGTCTTGGAAATCAATTTGTTATAAACTAACTCTTTGACTTCCCGATATGTTATATCCATACTTATCACCCCTTTCTCTAACGAAGTATGTATATTTGGCTGAGATGGTGGGATTTGAACCCACGAAATGCAGGAGTCAAAGTCCTGTGCCTTAACCTCTTGGCGACACCTCAATATGTACCCGACTGTTAAAATCCGATTAATATATCGGATTTCAACAGGCAAGTATGAGTACAGAATAGAAAAAATAAAAAAAAGAAACACATAGCACATTGTTTATGCTTTTATCGCACACTCCCTATTGGAAATGTGCGACTTTTTATAAAATCGAGTTCCCCCGATATTATACATTTTTATCCACCCACAATAGAAATATCATTTATTCCTTCTTTAAATCGTCTTGACACATTTGCTTTAATTGCAATCCTTTCGGGTACATAGATACCGCCGGTCTTAGAAATACCAGTTTTCTTATATTTCGGCTTTTTGTATCTACATATAAGTTTTAAGCCTGTGAACAAGTTAATATCAAGTTCGTTATTAGCGTCAACTCTCTGCGAAATCTCTCTCGCAATTATAGTTTCTACTGCGTCAAAAACTAATTTAACCTGTGGGATTTTTACCCTTGATTCTCTTGCAACGGCTTTAACTAAATCTTTCTTATTTATAATAGTACGAAATTTCGCACCTTCGGGTAAAACATTTTCATTTTTATCAGTCAATAAAAATTCCTCCATTCTATTAAAACCGTTCTTTCTCTTTCCCTTAAATAGATATTTTGGGTATATACGTGTACCATTATTTTCGGTACACCTCAAAAACGGTCTATAACAATATTACCATTATTATTTGTATTTTTAGATTGTAGCGTGGTCGTGAAAATTAGTCGATTTTTTAACATTTTCAGCACATTTTTCACATCTTTTTATGGTCGTAGATTTAATACCAGCATAAAACCATTTACCACAATCAACACATTGTACTGACTTTCTTTTCTTTCTAAAATACTTTGTTAAGTTCTTATAAAGTATATCTCCGTAGCATACCCACAATAAAACCTTGTGTCTACTATCTCGGAGTTTATACAAATACAAAACCAAAATATCTGCGATTTCTTTATTTGAATATCCAAACTTAGATAATTCAGATTTTACCTGTTTAACTATACGGCGATAAATAACATCTTGACGAACATTCGCTTTCGTAGTCATAACCCTGTAGACGTTTATCATATTCTTGTTGAGTTTAAAATAAAACTTCTTATTAAGTTCGTTAAATTTCACTATCATCGGGTCAGTATTATTTTTATCAACTTTACCGTTTGGTAAGAAAGATACATTACAAGTTTGCCCTATATTGCTCATAAGGTATCTATAATCAGGTTTTTCTAACTTCAACTTCCGAAACTCAAAACGAGGATTGATAAATAAATCATCAAACTTGTTTACAAGAGAATCAGTTTTATTATCTACTTGCCAATCCTCTTTATCTTTTGCGTATTTAAAGAAATGAGGAAGTGGTACATTTGTAAGTTCACATATTTTATCGTGAACCTTTTTCGGTCGTTCAGGCTTGTATAGAGTTTTAGCATACTTACATACCCTCGGTTTCCCGATATTTATTAGGGGAATAGACTATATCTTTACCCTGTGTAAATTCACAGGCTTGTATAAAACAAGGGATTTCCGTAGTTGGCACTTTGATTTAAGGGATTCTCACCCAGCAGATATTTCAATCTGCCCCTACTCCTGTTGTGTATCTCAACACCATAGGGATAGTCGTTTAACCTTCCTTTAATAAGGCTTGGCACAGGATTGTCTTATGTTCTCACTTAGATTTTCCCTGTTAGCACAATCGTTAAGTAGTCATTTCTTACTACACCAAAAGTCGATTGCACACCTCTTTTGAGTTCACCAACTTTTCGACACACATTACTGCGTGAAGTGACTAAATTTTAATCAATTACAAAATTATTCTCCATACAAAGCAACTTAATTATATTAATTGTGTCCTGTCTTTCTTCATTAGTACCGTGCAACATCGTATTTGAGTTCCATATCTTTGAAATATTGTTACTGTAGATTCCAATATTTCCACCCGTAAAAGCTGCGATTAAGCCCTCAAATATACTTTCCGTAGTTATAAAGATAGGTTCTGCTTTACGCATATTGTAATAAAGCGGTACTATATCATATTTTTTCTGTACTCGTTCTGCTATATTAATTATCGTTTTATCTGTTAATACGAGCGACTTGTCCCCATCGCAATCAAACTGGAGTATCTTACTTATACAATCTCTACAACTTGTATAAACAGCGTCAGTATCAAACCATTCTCTAATTTTCTCTTGTCGCTCTAAATTATCTTCTTTAGTAACCGCTATATTCTTTCTAATAGCGTGTTCAAAAAATAGATGTGGCGACCGTAAACAATCAACCTTATCAGCTTTTCTAAATAACCAACAGAATACTTCTCCGTCATCAAGTAAACCGTTCGGATTACTATTATTCAAAAACCAATATTCGCAAGCTGCGTAGAAGTCAGGTAAAATAAAAGTATATTTACCCTTAACTTTTAATTTTCCGGCTTTAAAGCGTTTCACCATACTTGTTTTGATTTCTCTTAATAGATTCTTAACATACTCATCATTCAAAAGTTCGGGATACATTTCAACCGACCTCTGAAAATAAGTCATATCGTGATTATATGGCGTAATACCCAAAGCGTTCTGCATACCACCCACAGTATTTGTCATACTATTAAGGTCTTTTAAAGACGATTTTGCTATCTCAGTTATCTCGTCATCAGTAGCGTCAATTAAAGTCTGTAGCATTTGATAATTAATGGAAGCGTCTTTAATACAATCTTCTTCGGGATTGGTATACCCAGCTTGACATTTATATTTTTTGAAGTTATCTCGGTACTCTTTCCAATTCAAATAATACTTTCCCATCTTGAATTGACTTTTTGTGAAGATAACCTGTATATCTTCTTTTATAATATCGTGTTCAACACCGTAAATATCAACAATCACAGGAGAAGCATTATTTACTTCAATAAACTTCTTGAAATCAAAAGGAGTAATCAAACCCTTGACCCACGGCAAACGTACCATCATATTTTTCTGTTTAACACCGAAAGCATTTGGTAAAATCATACCAGCACCGTCCGTATGAGTTATTGGTATGAAATCAGTTTTACGTTCAACTTTATAAGTTTCATCATTAACAAAATCATATGTAGCAAGTACATTGGTTTCAAAGTCGTCTATTACGATTGTTTTATCAACGTCAAATTCCTTCCAAATATCTGTAGCACTATTCGTAAGTGCGGTATAAGATAAATGTTTATTCGGGATATTACCACCCTTTTGATTGATAATATCTGTAGTAAGACCACACATAAGTGTCTTCTCGTGTGCTTTCAATATACATTCCTTGATAAAAACACATTTCTTAGTTCGTATCTGTCCGGCTGAGGAAGTATAGTAAACATATTTCTCACCATTAAACTCAAATCCAAAATAAATCAAGTCTTTGAGAATATCAAAGAAGTATATCTGCACTACCATAAAATTATCAGTCAACTCATTTTCTTCGATTCCGATAGTCCGTATAAGAGTTGACATAAACACAGAAATAATATTCTTATCATTATTAGTTTCCTTGTCATCTGATATTCTCTTAACGCTCTCAGGTCGTAAAATTCGTTTATGGTGAGTACCGTTATGTAAAATGTTAGTTTCAACTTTATTATGAAGTAAACTCAATAATTCCTCTTTTGTAGACTTAATTAATTCTCGTTTATGAGCAATCAAAGAGATTGTTTTTAAGTAATCCTCAATCAAATCAACAAAGATTTCCTTGTATTCTGCAATATTTGGATTTATTGTTCCGCATAATTCATAAAGTTCCGATACATTATCACACTTATCAAATGCAGATAAGTCCTCAATCTTGTATTTAGCAAATTCTTTTTTAAGCAGCTTAACTTTGTTTTTCAAAAACTTCCGTTCAGCTTTCAGTTTATGATGTTGATTATGTAGTCGTAATTCTCGGTTTGAATAAAAGTCACCTGTATCAACAGCATAAATATCTACTTGTGTATCAAGCGAGATAATCACCTACTTTCGTTATTATTCGCATTGTTTAAATAATAAAGCTAATAAACTTCATTTTCTTCTAAATATTTAAAGAACTCCCGACAATAAGACTCAAAATTATTTTCTTCGTCTATATCGTCAACCCCCGATTCTAATACTCTATCATCAGACGGGGGATAAAAGTCTTGTTCCGTTAATTCATATCTCCCTATTTTTCATCACCGCCTTTAGTATAATATCTATTTTATTGTTTACCTCAGTCTTATAATAGTCTTCTCCGATAGCATAAACCTTTTCTTTTTCACGTTTCTTATAATTAGTAAATAATGTTGTTACTACTTTTTTATCGTAAACTCTGTTCCTGATTGTATATCTTACATTCTTATTGAATCTCTCAGTATGCAATATTTCAAGGTCTTCAAGTTCTTTACAACACCGTGATACTGTTTGTCTTGTAAATGGTAGGTCTTCGCTTAAACTATCAAAAGATGAATTATAACACTCGGGGTAATTCTTCTTATAATCATCAATACTATCTGTGTACATTGTTATCATTTGAGATGGTCTTCGAGGAATATAATCTCGTATAAATAATAAGCAAATCAAAATCTTGCTCAGAGTGGGTTTGTTTTCGCCTTTCTTACGATTCCTGTTATATTCGATGATTTTTAATAACTCATCTCCATACAACAATACATACCTGTGTTTATTTGCGATGGTTCTCTCATAATGAAGTTTAGCGTTGAATCTGATATGTATTTTTTTCTTATATGTAACCTTGTCAAGTTCACAACCAATATATCCCATCTCTTTTAGCTTCTCTATAGCCTCAACCATTTTCTGCGGAGTAGTAGATTGACTAATAGTTGAATAGTTGCTCGGATAACCCAAGAACTCTATAATATCATAAACAGATAAATCCGTTTCATTAAGCATATTCTTATAAACGCAAATAACCAAAAATACTTCAACGAGTTTTATAGTGTTTTTATTCTCATATGCTATATCCGAGGGAACAGGAAAGATATTATACGCAAACTCACTTGGGTCGTAAATCTTTATTGCATTATCATATTCATACACGCTATCTTTGATTTTCTTTTTCATCACAAACCTCTTTCTTTAATATTTAAACATTCTCATCTAATTATATTATAGTTAGAAATTCAAAAAATGTAAATACCTTTTTGTTCTTTTTAAGCAAAATAAAGCAAAAAAGTTTATGTTCTCCCTAACTACTACATAGAAACATAGGTTTATTTTCATAACTTCAAAAAACAGTAGTGTCTTAGGAGGTAGTTAAACTTAACGATATACTAATAATAATATCTAAAAGAATACTTACCACGCTTGCAGCGTGTTTTTTTATTATTGTTCGTAAAAAGAATTTTTCGTAGTTGCGTATTTAAAGGACTATCAATTTAAAAAATATAGGATTTTAAGAATATAGTATTTCAGCAAATACGAGTTTTTTGAAATAACAGATTCAAAAAAATATATCCGGTTTACAGTAATTCGTAAAATACACATCTTCGTAAAACACAAGTTTGTGTTTATACAATTAAGAACCAAAACTAACATACAGGTGTATTTTAATTTCGGAATATACATATAAAGCTATGATTCTAAAATAAAGTTTAACTTTTAAAGGAGTAAAAGTATATTTTCAATTTATTCATTAGTTTAGATTATGACTAAGATGAATTATATGATGATTAAATTAGAGAGAGTAAGAAAACTAAATCAAATAGATTTAGAAAGAACAAAATCATAGTTTACCAAAATATAAATGAGTAGATTACTAACGAAGAACTACAACTATCAAAGAACAGAAACTATTACGGTTTACATTCACTTCGCTACGCTCATTCACTCAACCGATTTCTCTTTTTTAAAAGTTTAAGTTCTCTAAAACTATCTTTACTAATACACGTTATTCCTTAAAACTCGTAATTTAGTAAGATTCTATTCTAAGGTATTTTGGTTTTTTTGTACCAAAAAGACTTGTAATTAAAGAAGTGAAATATACTAACAGTTATTAGTTTACTAAGGACGTAAGATATTAGAATTTGACTTGTTATGGTGGGTTATTGGGTTAAATTAGTGTTAAGGATACAGGTTTATAGGATTTAGAGATATTTGTATTGTTATATAGTAAAAATGTAGTGTTTATGGGGGTTTTGAGGGATTTAGATGGAGAAGAATAGGATTATAAAGAGGGTGAGTATAAGTAAGGACGTTAGATATGAGAGATATGAGATTATATGGTTTTTTGGATATTCGGGTTTGGAGTGGTATGGAATGGTTTTAGGGTGGTGATGGAGGGTGATTTGAGGGGCAAAATGAGGGTTTGTTGAGTTGGGAGAGGTGTTGTTTTGGATAGGGGAATTGAGGGGTGAGAAGGGAATTGAGGGAGGTATTGTGAGAGGTTTGGGAGAGAGAGTTTTTTGGGAGTGTGTAGAGGGAGTAGGTTATCCCACTTTTTCGATTATTTTTCGGTTTAGATTTGTAAAATGGGGGCGGTTTTATGTAGATTTCAAGGGATTTTTTGAGATTTACGGCAAAAATGCGAACTTATATAAAAAGTTCTCATTTATTTGAGGTTTACAAGCTGATTTTTTGAGCCGTGAACGTCAAAAAATTTCTGAGATTTGAGCCGTAAAAGCGAAAAAATGAAAAATTCGCATTTTGAAAAATTGATATAATTGGGCTGAGATTTGAAAAATCAAAAATTTTTGTATAATTCATTGATAATTTTAAATTTTTTATACAAAAAACAAACAACTTTTAAAACTTCATATAAAACCACATAAAGCCCGATAAAAACTAACAAAAATCAATTTTCAACTCTTACAAAATACCCTTGTAAATCCCTAAAAATCACAATAAAAACATAAAATATTATCAATTATACAAAATATTTTTCATACCCTACAAAAATTTAATAAAAATCATCTTACATAGTTTTACATAACTTAACGAAAAAGCTATATATAATCAAGGTTTCAAGCGTTTTACCCTGTCATTCTCTCCGCTCTCCGCTGTCCTTCCGTCCGTCTTATTCTCTGAACCGTTCCGCTTTTCTCCGTCTGTCTGTCTTTCCGTCTTTCCTCATTCTCTCCGCTTTATCCTCTCCGGCTCCGGCTGCCGTGAGCTTTTATTCTTTCCGTTCTCGCTCCGCTTCTCTCGTCCTCCTCTGTTGCTCCTCCTGTCCTCTCGTCCTCCGTCCTCCGCTCCTCTCCTCTGTTGCTCGGCCGTGCTGTTGCTATTCTGTTATTATATCAGCTTATCAGAGTATAACATATATAATTCTTATTCCGTCCGATTCCGTTCTATCTCGTGGAGCTTCAAGCGGTTTTTCTGTTCCTCGGTTCTCGGTTCTGATGTTCCGCTGATGATGTTCTGTTTGTCCTCGGTTTATCTTCTCGGCGGTCGTTCCTCGGTCGCTCTCCTATAAATCATACTACCATATAATAATACAATACAACTACAAAAAACGCTATACAATAGCCTTCTCGTTCTCTCTCGTCCTCTGTATCACGTTTTTATAGCTTACCTATGAATTTATATTCGTAAAATAAAAATCGCTTACAAGTCAAATAAAAGCAAAATAAGACTATATAAAAGAAAAACAGAGTAGTAATTATATATTACTGCTCTGTCGCTCTGTTATCCTGTTGTTATTCCTTCCCTCGGCGGTTTCGTTCGTCTGTGGCTCTCCTGTGGCTTGTATGTGTTATATATTGGTATCGGTTACGATGTCAGCGGTATTCTGATTTATTGGTATTGCCGAAGGTTTCAGCGGTCACGGCTCTACGGTTTCGGCGGTCTGTTCCGTGGTGCTGATGTTCTCCGGCTCGTACTCGTCAACGGCTCTAATAATTAATTGTGCTATGCTGATGTTGTATAACCGTGCTTTTGCTCTGATTGCTTCCGCTTCCTCTGGCTTTATCTTAATACTAACGTTTTTATAATGTGCCTTTGTATACTTGTTATTTGCTCTTATCCTTGCCGCTGAGTTCTTCCGCTTCTCTGTTTCTTTTTTGTCATAATACACAAAAAAACCTCCTATTCTTTTTACATATTGCACAAAAACTATTATAACACTATATATTGTGTTTATATATTTCTATACCACTATATATAGTATGTCAAAATTCTGTAATTCGTCTATTGTAATATATTTGTACAATATGCACAATTATATACAATTCGTCTATTGTACGTTTGTGTAATTCGTCTATTGTATTTTTCTGATATTCTGATATAATATAGTCAAGATAAAGAAATCAAAAACCTTTTTGAAGGTCTTAAAAAACCTTCAAGCCTTTGTACCTTGAAAATTGAATGAACGGCTTGTAATTAGTTCTTTTTAGAATTAATCAACATTAGTTTAGTAAATTGCATACTGCAAGCTATAGCAAGTGGTTTTAAAAGCTACCGAAAGAAAACTATATCCGATTAATCAGACGTTAGTAAAAGCGTTAGTGAATGTCGATAGCCGGAGAAATCAAACTACTATAAACACAAAAGCACTTAACGAGCTAAACCGTCAATGTTAATTCTGATTAGAACGGTTACGAGGTCAAACGTCAAAAAATCCCTTTAAATTCTACGGTATACCGATAACAGATATTATATCATTTATCGGGCATACCGTCAAGAGCTGATAAAATCAGCCTTTGACGGTGTGAATACATACCAAAAAAAAAATTTTTTAAAAGGTGGTTTTAATTATGACAAATTATGATTATTATGTAGCAATGTTCAATGATATTAAAGACACAATTCAAGCCGGTGACTATGACGAAAAAATGCTTGAATATGTCGACAATGGTAAAATCGACTTTGACGGCATTGCAGAGATGTTAAACGATGAGTTATGGGTCGATGACGGTGTAACAGGTAATGCAAGCGGTAGTTATTACTGCAACAGTTACGGAGCTAAAATGGCTGTTATGGATAATGAGGACTTATTACAAGACGCTCTCCGTGAGTTCTGTGTTGAGCCTGAAACGATAACAGAACATTTTCTCAATGGTGATTGGAAATATTTCGATGTTACAATCCGCTGTTATATTCTCGGTGAGGTAATAGCTGATGTAGTCGAAAATTGGCTTGCTGATTATCTTAATCAGATAATAAAAAATGCTTAAACCTTTAACCGCTGCCCGCTTTTCATAAGTGGGTAGTATTAAGGGTTTAAACCTTAGTAATTAAAATTTAAAGGTGGTTATTCATTATGATGAAATCAGAATTTACGGCTTTAATCAAGGGCGATGTTACAAACGCTGAGTATGAAAAAATTGAGTTTGTATATAATTATCATCCTTCAATTAATAATGTAGGCGGTAAAAAACAGATTGCAGATTTATATAATAGTTTCGGTATGAGAATTATTTTAGATATGTATGCAACTGCTGAGAAGGCTGCCAAAATTGAGAATGATATACAAATATTACAACAAAATTTAGCGGTCGCAAAACAAAATTATAAAGAATTACAAGAAGGTAGGATTTAAACATTTGCCGGAGGGCTGAGTTATTCAGCCTTCTAACAAGTGTTTAACGCTTGAATAAAAATTTACTTTTAAGGGGTTTTAATTATGGCAGTAACTAATAAAGAAATTATTGCGGATTGCCGTTTGATATACGGGATTCCGTTTGATTTAGTGATTAATACTTTCGCCGGCTGGCAATATCTGGGTTACAGAATTAAAAAGGGCGAAAAAGCGTTATTTTCTACTAAAATATGGAAACCGTGTAAAAAGAAAAGCACAAACGAGAACGGCGAAACAGTAACAACTAAAAAACTATTACTTGTAAACGCTGCTTTTTTCAGTGTAAAGCAAGTTGAAAAAGTTAATATTAAAGGGTGATATTATGGCAAATATAGTTAATTCTGAGTTATTAAACCGTGGTTTATGTAAAGGCAGATGTAAACATTGCAAACAGTTTTCGGCTGACTTTGCAGAAGATAAACATAATATATATTATTTATTGGTTTGTAACAAATTTAATGAAACCGGCGAAACGATAGCAGAATTACATAATAACATTTTAGCAAGGGAATAACAATTCCCTTGTACCTTCCCGATGTAGTAACCTTGGCGATGGTGGGAGGGCTTACGCTTATTCAGATAAGCAAACTAATAACTACAGAGAATTTGAAAGGGGGTAAATCTGATGTTTGTTGACTTTTCAGAATGTCGTGAAAATCTGTATATTTTGGAATTTGAAACAGGTGGGCTACGTATTAGCAAAATTTTGTTAGATGTTCCGAAAGAAATGTATCAACATTTTGACGAATTGAAAAAACAAGCGGATGATTTAGAATACGGAACTAAAATTCATATTGAGAAATAGTTTTGTGTTCGGTATTGGTCGGCTGCGGTCGTGGTCGGTCAATATCCCTCTTTTTAATAAAGCAAAAGAATTTAGGAAGGTAGGACAAATAGGAATGATTTTTTTGAAAGTAGTCACATTTTTAGCTCTCTGGGTGGCTCTTGGTTGTGTTTTATGGGTAGGATTGCGGTATATTGGCAAACGTCATAAAAACGTCATAAGGGCTATTCTGGGCGAATTATAAGGAGGTTTTTTTAATGGCACAATTCACAAATGATTTTTCAATCAAAATCACCAAAAAAATAACACTACAAAAATGGAATAATGATATGTCAACTGGTGAAAAGCTGCTTATTTATGGTAGGATTTTAAACGCTGATAAGACAAGATGTTATAAATTCCATTTTGTATTATGGATTGACGGATGGGAATACGGCGAATGGTTAGAGGATTGCGGATATAAGGATACACAAGCGAATTATAAAGAGTATATAGAAGAATGTATCTTCGGATATACTCAGCTTATAACCGGCTACAGCCCTGACGGTGTTAGGGAATTTTTCAGAGTATGTCAAGACACAATAGACGATTACAACAGTAAATTAAAATACTGTTATTAAAATAACTATTTCAAGGCGGTCGGGATTTTCGGATTGTTATCATCCGTTTAATTTATAGGTTGAAAAACGTATTTATTTATGGTAAAATTTTTTATTAGGAGGTCTACCAATGGTAAAGATTAAACAGTCAGCACAAAGAGATATTTATATTAGTATGAATTTTTTAACACAATTTTTATTAGAAAATGGGGTTACTGATAAACAAATTACAGAAAATGAAACTATACAAAATTATAAATTTAGGCTTAGACAGTTAAATAAAGGAATAATCAATTATTTTGATTTTGTAAAAGATTGTGGATATGGTGATATGATTACTAAAAAAATATTTGATTATGCTTTTTCAGAGGAGGATAAAGCCGATTATATTAATGATAATTGGGCAAGGTGTTGTTCTCCATATGATTGTAGTTGTGAGCGATTTACAACGGATATAAAAATATTTGTTATAGGTAATAAAACTTTCGTTTATGAGTGGTCATCACTTAATATTTAAGGAGAAAAAAAACAATTTTAAAGGGATTGTAACTTTATCGGTTACAATCCCTTATTTTTTAAGGAGGACGGACTATGCAGAGAATAAACGACTTGCAATTATGCCTTAAATTTTACAAAGTTTTTACAAATATCGAAGCTGAGATTATTTGTTATTTGTTACAAAACGGTTACACGGTCGGCGGTTATTCTGATTTAACGGATAAACTCGGTCGAGGTCGTGGCAATACAAATACAGTGTCGAATATTAGAAAATCTTGTTTGAAACTCTGGGAGCGTGGATATTTGAATTTATATAACACGAACGGAATTATAAGCAGAACAGCCGAACGAGCCGAACGAGTATGCGGTTTTAGTTTAGCGGAAAATTTTGTCTATAAGTTGGATTCAGAGAACTATGTGCAGCCGGAGGAATTGAGAGCGAAAAAGATTAGAGTTAAGGAGGATAAAACAAAACGGACGAACTAACAGAAAAGAAGCTGAGGAACAGGAAGAACGGAAACGAGGTTATTATTGAGCGTATTAAAGGATTTTATTTTCCGCTGATTGCGGAGGAAGGAGCAGACAATGTTTACAGTACAGAGAATGTATAAAGTATTTAGCTTTTCTGAGTTATCGGAAGAAGCAAAAGACAAAGTACGTCAATGGTATTTAGATGATGATTTGAGGACAAATATTTTCACGGAGGATTGCTTGTATCGTTTAGGTGAGTTATTCCCTAATAGTGATTTAAAGGTTGAATATTCGCTAAATTACTGTCAAGGTGACGGACTAAACATTTACGGAGATTTAAGGCTTGATGATGTTATGGAGCATATCAAGGACAATTTCACGGAAAAAGAGTTGAGGTTTTTTAACTGGGTATTCAGAGAGATAGCGGATGAATACACTATGCCGGAGAATGACTGGTATCATTATTGCATATGCGATAGACACAATTATTTAGAGGACGTTGTATGGGAATGTGAAAATAATTATTATAGGAATATCCCCTATAAACTGATTGAGCGATTCGAGGGTTTAATTCAAGACTATATGTCGGAATTATGCGGTCAGCTTGAACAGGACGGTTACAAATGGTTTTACGAGCCGGACGATGAGGAGATTGAGGACTGTTGCGAAGCTAACGGGTGGTATTTTGACGAGGACGGAAACTATTTTATCTTTTCTGAGGACGAGATTGTCAGCGAGGATGAGGACGGAATTTCTGTTGAGGTCGAGATTGACACGGATAAATTATTGAGCAGAGCAAACACGGCAGCCACAGCCTAAAGTGGAAAAATATTTAAAATACATATTTCAAGGAGGTCGGACAAAATGACAAGAGAAATAAAAACAATCCGTGAAGCAGCGGAAGAATGGGTAAAAGAGATGGACGCTATTCAACAGGATATTATATCTACTCTTATGTCGGTTGATATAGATGATTGGACGGAGGTTACAACTCCGAGAGTATGTGATAGAGTATATCATTATGATAGCGGAGAAACAGGCGAGGTTACTAATATCGTAGACTATACGGACGATAACGGCGATGAGTGTTATTACTATGAAATTACACTTGATAATGGAGAGATTATACGAGCCGAGGAAGCGAATGAATTTGAGGTCGAGCGAGATGATTTACTCCCTATGTGGAGCGTTATGTGGAGTTTTCGAGATAGTTGTGACGATTGGTGGTTAGAAGAACAGGACGGAATAAGAATTATGTCTGAGTGTGGATTTAGAGTGTATAATTCATACAAATACGGATATTTCTTTGGTATAGACGGAGCCGGATATAGTTTTTACGATGAGCATTGGATTCCACTTTATAAAAAGCGTGGTTTAAAGTGGCACGATGAGGAGGTTTAACAATGTATGATATTAAAAATAGATTTATACCTATTCAGAGGACAGCTATGGACGGAAAAACGTGGTGGGTAGTGTATGACACTATAAAGAAAAAGTATTCTCCCTTGCTTTGCTTTGGGAGGTATAGGACAAAAAAAGATTGTAGTATAGCTATTAAATATGCTTTAGAAAATTGTTTATGTGCTTAGACAGGAGGTTTAATTATGAAAAAATTTAATGTTTACGAAAGTAACAGAGCGTCAGAAAACTATATGGAGAAGATAACAGAGCTAAAACTTGATTTGTTGGATAGAGGCTTACACGTTCAATGGACGGACGAGAATGGGAATAACAGAAGTCGTTTACTTTTTGCGGAGGAAATTTATAAGCTGATTATGCTTTATGATGATGTACTTGAAAGTGATGATAGGTGCGTATATCGACTTGATGAGTTTGCTAAAAAATGTTTAAAGGACACAGGAGCAGATGATTGTGCAGAAATTTATTCATTTGATTTTTAATAACAGGAGGATAAAACTATGAAAAAGTATAATTTAGTATGCAGTAAAGACGGAAATATGGTTGATTATTCAGAGGATATATACGCTGAGGACGAGCCTGATTATTGGACTTGTCAAGAGATAGCAGAGAAACACGGTTGCAGTTTATTTCATATTTTTGAAGCTTAATAGATTTTAATAAAAGGAGAATTTTAATATGTCAGTAAATAAAAAAATTGGAGATAGAGAAGAAATAACGATTGAGGTTATCGAGCGTGGGCTTAAAGACGAGGATTGGCGAGTACGTCAGGCAGCTATGAACGCTTGTAGCGGAAAAGATGTTCCGATTGAGGTTATCGAGCGTGGGCTTAAAGACGAGGATTGGCGAGTACGTCAGGCAGCTATGAACGCTTGTAGCGGAAAAGATGTTCCGATTGAGGTTATCGAGCGTGGGCTTAAAGACGAGGATTGGCGAGTACGTCAGGCAGCTATGAACGCTTGTAGCGGAAAAGATGTTCTGATTGAGGTTATCGAGCGTGGGCTTAAAGACGAGGATTGGCGAGTACGTCAGGCAGCTATGAACGC